TGAGATGTATTCCTGGTCAAGAGGGAACAACTGCAAATGCACTATCAACCTACCCAGCAACTACAACTAGTGTTATTAGAATCCTGAAGCATCCTATGGTTTCTTCAATGCTTGACATTGAAGAAAGAACTCGTGATGTTAATGGAACTAATGTTCCTTACGTTTCTGTAATTATTGATAAAGGACAAATTGTCCAAACAAAACTTGATTACACAAACTTTGTAAGAATTACCAATGCATCTGATGCAAATGGTAAGTTCTACCTTGTTAACGGAGGTTTACTAGGAAAATATCATACACCAGTCATGGATGAAACACTCCAAGATGGTAACGTTACTCATAGAAATGGTGATTTAGTTCTTAATAAAGACTTCTCCATGTATGGTGGCAACATCGTCATGAAGGATTCTGTTGGTAAGACAAATATCTTGAGAGTTGTTAATGATGATGGACATGCAGATCACTCTGGATCTATCTACTTTGATGCTGGTATTATTGGAAGAGGTAATATTACTCTCTATCCAGCAACTTGTCCAGAAAACGTTGTTGTAAATGCACAGTCATGTAACCCATCATTTAAGATTGATACATTTGGTAATGGTTTAGTTGGTCAAAGTTGGGAAATTGTTGGATCTCCAGCAGAGGCTCCAGCAAAAACACCAAAACTATCTGTCCAGAATCTTGGTATCAACGGTGCTGATAGGTTCGTAATCAATCAAGATAATTCTATTGATGCATTTGGTATTAATAATTTCTACACCACTAGTGGCGGTAGACATGCCAGATATGTATCTACTGGATCTGATGCAGATGATAAGAATCTACAATCTAATGTTACTTACTTTGTTAATGTAACTAATCAAGATGAAATGATTCTATTCTTACCAGAGAATGCTCAAAGTGGAGATAGAATTGAAATCATTGAGGTTGGTGGAAATCTAACTTACGATACATCTCTAGTCATTAGAGCATTAGGATCACAGGTTAGAGTCCAAGGTGATAGTTCAGGAACTACAATTGGATTAGGTGGATCCACTCCATATAATTCTGGTGAACTAGTTGTACAAACACCAAACGCTGCGTTTACCTTGATCTACCTAGGATCTACAGACTCACAAGGAACAATTGTTTCTTCCTCTGTAACTGGATGGTGGCTCAAGGAGGTCTGATAAATGGCAAATTACGGTAGAATTAAATCAACGAAAATCGCCCCAATTGGCACAATTATGCCATGGGGTGGTGGTTCAGCGATTGGGGAAAGTGGGGATAATATACCAAGAGGTTGGATTGTATGTAATCCTGCTACTCAGATACTAAATGCTGCAGATTATCCATTGCTCGCTAAAGTACTTGGAAATACATATGGACCATTTCCTGAACCAACTGATACTACATCAGTTATTGGAGTTAATTTTGGCATCGTAAATAATTTTCCTTATAATCCAGATTCCGATAGTGATCGTCATGATGCATCAAAACATGTAGATCGGTTTGGATTACCTAATTTAAATCAACTTGCATTAGTTGATATTGAAGCAGCTAGAATACCAACTGATGCTCTATTAGAATTGGGAACATATATTAGTAAAAATGGAACAGAAGGTGATTTACCAGATACAGAACCAGATGTTGATGTTGATATTACTTTTACAGTAGAACCATCAGATAATATGGCTGGTAGAATTACTGGAATTACATTATCAGATCCAATTTATACTGATACAGTGTATGTTTTACCAAGAAAACTTGGTAATGACCATACTCCAGCGCATACACATAGACCAGCTAGTGATAGTGAGTTTGATAAATTTACAGGTGTACAACCACTTGCTAATCCATTGATGGAATTCCAACCAGGAACTGGACTACCTGATAATGCTGGTAAGATTGAAAGTGTCACGGCAATTGGAAACAGAGGTACTAATTCTCCCCCACATACATTTTTACGTGGAGAACGTGATGTTACATGGTTTGATGAAAATGATGGTGGATTAACTGTCCCAATATTAGACAAAAAGATTAATATTCCATTTAATATGGCACTTGTTCCTCAGAGTGTTGGTACTTCTAGGACAATACCAAAGGTAAATAAAATTGAGAATGAATATACAGATAATGGTTTGTCAATAGAATTTGTGCAAACGCAAGCACATACAGGAGCATTTCCTCCTGCTGGAAGATATCAAGGAAGAAGAAACTATTATCCATCTCCAGATGTTCCCGATTATCATAGAGGAGTGGATATGCCACAGGCATATATCAATGATCCTCCATTTGTATTAGGAGAACAACAACAAATTACTTTAGGAGTTACAGATACATTCGCATCAACTCTAGATCACGAGTCTGATCGTTGGCTAGATAGTACATTGAAGTCGCATACTCACGATGCAATGGAGTTGACGATGAATCGTGGAAGTCTTGCTATACCAACAACGGTATTGGTTAATAACGTTTCTACTGGTACTACAGTTCCTGTTAGTGTTGATACCGCGTTGACAATTGCAGTTAATCCAAATACACCATCACTAACAATAATGTATATTATTAGGGCGTTTTAAAAATGGCAGTATTCTACAATAGAGAAAGAAGTAAGTTAGGGTCACTTACTGGAACTATTATATCATTTGCTACGCAACTTCCTACTAATGAACCTAAAGATAATGTAGATTTATTACCTGCAGGTTATCTAAGATGTGATGGAAGTGTATTATTTGCTTCTGAGTATCCATTACTAGCAGCAGTACTAGGAGTTGGTGATGAATGTCGTTATAAGAAACCAGATACCGCATTAGCAGCAAATGAGTTTCAGATACCTGATCTAAGAAGTAAACATATTAGGGCAACAACATCTGCCAATATTGGTCTTTACAACGATCTATATGTAACTGATGTTAATGGTAATCAAGTTATAAAAGCTGGTGTTGGATTAGATGTAATTCAAAATATTGATAGTCCATTTACATTAACATATAATGGTGAATTTTATATTCCACCACAAACTGTAGATTTAAGAGGAGAACCATCATTTTCACTTGAAACGGGTGCATATACGTTTGAAACGGGTGTGCAAAACAATATGTTCCAACCACACTTACATAGATCCACAACTAGTCGCGCAAGACAATATGATAGAGCTGGAAATCATTTTGGTTCAATTCAGAATAATTCTATTAGATCTATGTCTTCACTTAATGTTTGTCAGTGGTGGGCAAATACTAGACAAGAACTTTGCTACTGGCAAATAACAACAGCGTCAGCAAAAACTAGAGAAGGAGTTGGACCAGGACAAAACGATGTGTCTACACTACTTGGACCATCCAATGAAATTAACCAGTATGGTGCATGTTGGTTTGCTTGCGGACAGTTTACCACTCAAGGATATTGTCTGTGGCCTGAAACCTCTAATTGTCCTGGTGGCGGAACTGTAGGTCAACAAGAATGGAATATCAGATTAAATTCTGAATGTGGCGTGGGTAATGGCAGAGAAGGAGATACTACCACATTTGGTAATATAACTTATGATCCAACTTGGACAGTTGATTGTGTATGTCCATTGGGTATAGGTTGTCCAAATGGTATTGATACTGATTTCGTAAATTCTGATACATTAATCAACTTTGCTGGACTGGGATCAAATTTACCATTCACAATGCTAGATGAAGAATATTATCCTACAGGATATGGATCAGTAGCTAACGTATCAACTTTATCTGGTGAGTTTGGAGATGAAGGAATTCATAGACACAGAATACCAGTTGAAGCTGATGATCCACATACTTATAAAATGGTAACTAGAGCAGCATCGGCAAGAGCTGATACTGGACTAGATTCTCAGATTGTGATTGATATTAATAGTGATAAAAAGGCAGATAAATACATACAGCCTTACATTGTAACGGAATACCTAATTAAGTTCTGATGGCAAATTATAGATCTACTCTTCCAAATTTTTATTCTGATAAAGGCGGGTCATACGTTCAGATTGGTGCTATTGTACCAGTGCTGGTAGATAGTAATTCTGACCCTACGAATAATTTACCAACACAAGATCCACATTATTCTCATCGTGGATACTTGTATTGTGATGGAAGTAAATATTCTATTAAAGATTATCCTTTATTATACGAAAGTTTAGGTAACGAGTATCTACAAAGATCTGGTGCTAATGGTAACGAAAGACTTTCTGCAAATGCTATCATTCAAACTGAATCAGGACCACCAGGAACAGTACATAGAACTTTTGTAAATGGTGGTAATGTATATGCAGAAATTTATGGTACAAAAACAACCGCCCCTGATGGAACAGTAACTTATGATAGAGTAATTCCTTCTAATGCAACATTATCATTTCGTCAATTAGGGGATTTTCCTGGTTCTAGAACTTGGCGTAAGGCGACAGCACCTTACAACAATTTATGGAGTGAGTTCATGAAGAGCTACTCTGTATATCCCTCTACTACTGATCCTTTATTTGATATTGATCATACTTGGACTGGTGGTACTGTTAATATTCCTACAACTGGTAATTATAAAATTCAGTACGCAACTGATAATGCAGGTAGTGTAACATTTAACGGTACTGTTTACAGTAGTGGTTCTTCATTTACAGAGGGCACAATCAACACAGTAGATTTAGGAAATGTTTCTGCTGGTTCATATCCAATATCATTATTGGTAAACAATGGATCTGGAACTGGAGGCACAACTTTCCTGCAAAATCCAGGTGGTATTGCTGTTAGAATCTATAATGATGCTACTAATGTGGATGTATGGGCAACAACTTCTGATGTTGCTAACACTTCATCACAAGGTGTAGTTCAAGAAAATAAAGAATATAGATTAATATACGCTTCTTTCTATCAAAGTTTAGCACAAAGATCTGATACTCATGTTTATAGAGTACTTGTAAACTATGATCCTAATGATACTACTACAGGAACACCTGGAGCAACTGTAACATGGAGTATTAGTTCATCATCAATATTAGCATCACCAGATCCACTTAATACTCTTGCTATTGCTCATTATGGTACAGTCCCTGCAATCGCTCCTGGCACTTACGATCCTTTAACTGGGCAAGGATATCCAACGGGATATGAACAATATGAAGATGCTGGTGCTCGTAATGATACGATGCAGATCTCTTGGGGTAATTTATTTGGAATGCCTGCTGGTGTTAGTGTAGATACCTATGAAATTTACTTAGAAGATTTATCAGTTCAAACATCTGTATTATGGAATATCAAAAATATTCCAGCATCAAAGACAGGAATGAGTGTTAATGAACCACTACCAACTGGCGCAACGAAATTACCTAACACTGTAGAACAAACTTCAATAGGTTCTGGTCCTGATTGGGTTAATAATGGATATTCTGGTCCACAACCTCCTGCTGGTGAAAAGCATAAGTACAGACTACATGTTATTGCAAATCTAACTAATCAGCAAACTCTGATTACTCATATGGATTTTGCTGCTGGATCTGGTCAGTTAATTCCAGACTATAATAGAGCACCAGCATATACAGATAACTATGATATTACTGGAACAGGATCTGGTGTCACTGGTGGTAGTTTAGACATCGTTATTGGAAGTTTAACAAATCAACCTGTAATTAGAATTAGAAAAGGATATGAATTATCTGATTATCCATACATTCTAGGTGAATTTAGAGTTCCTGATTATAGAGATAGAAAACTAATTGGATATGGTGAGGGTATTGAAGGATCTGGTAGTCCACTGGTAGGTGATAGAATTACTATGAGAGTTGGTGATATTGGTGGGCAATGGTATATTCCAACAACTGAATTAGAAACTCCTCAAGAATTTTATGAAATTAGTGATGTTGTTACTACTGGATATAATGATGTAGTAGCAGATATTACTTCATATGCTATTGGAGAAAAAACATATAGAGTTGGACCTACAGAAGATTATATCTTTGCACGTCCTGCATCACATAATCATTATATTTTAGGAAGTATTGTTCTAGAGAGATCACTTGCAACCCTTGGAGGTGTAGACACATATACTACACAATACACAAATTATAATGGTTCTGTTCTTGAGTTCGTTCCTGGTGGTCCATCTGGTGATGGTGGGGCAATAGGTCACTCTCATGGATTACAAGGATCAAGACCTTCTAATGCAACTATTGCTACTTATGGTAATGTTGAAGGTATTGGTGAAAAGAAACAAACAAATGTTCTGCCTGATAAAACATGGGCAGTTGATGATCCAGCATTTACGTCTACGATTACTGATTATAATGATACTTGGCAGACAGAATGGGGTAATGGTCGTGGTGAACTTGGTGGATTTGCTAATCCTGGACTAGATCAAGATAATTATATTAGATTTTCTAGTTTAGGAACATCTCCACAATCTACTTTGGCAAACGACAGAGGTGTTACATTCACCATTGATATGTCAAATTATACTAAATTTTATGTTCTTGCTATCGTAGGAAATGATAGTAATGGTGGAGAACGTCCTAACCAACCAACTGAAGGATTGAGAATAATTTGGCCAAATGGAGTTGAAGAAGATATTCTTCCTTCTAGAGGAGGTAGTGGTTTATCTTTCAATGAGTATGATGCAGCATATGCATTCTGGAAAAAGCAAATAGTTGATATCCCTCCACAATATCGGACAAGTAATGTTTCAATTACATTAAAACAAGATCTTGAAGTACCTGCAACTACTTGGCAGGAATATAGTAGGGAAACAAGTGAATCACTTGGATTTGATAGTGAGACTGGCTGGAATGATGTTGGTGCGCTCCACCCTAACGGATTGGATTCTATTGGAGTTGCACAAGTTGGATTGATGGGTGGTACACAACCTGGAGTAGTTTGGGATGGATGTTACAACTATAGTATTACAACACCACCAACAATCGCGATTGATTCTACTACTAGTGATGGTACATTCCTTAATGTTACTACAGTTAATGATCATGGATTTGCTGTTGGAGATGCCGTTACTATTGCTTTAACAAATACTTTTGATGGTACGTATACAGTATTAGAAGATGGTTTCTCTAATAATCAAGTTAGATTACAACCTCAAAATCCTATTGGTGCTCAAACTGTTTCTGGAGGAACAATTAGAGAAGCTGGTGGATATATTGTAGAAAGTGAAGTTCAAAGCGAACCTAAAGTTTGGGTTGTTGATAATGTTACTACAATTGGTGGTAAAGATATTATTGCATCTGAAGCAGATCTTGGGCAAGAAATATATCAACAATCTATTAATAGTGGGTCATTAAGTGTTCCTGCACGCCCTAACAATTCAAGTACAGTAAGTGGTTATGAAGTAACTTTACTAGCTCCTGGTGGTGGAGGAGGTGGATCCTTCGGTAATGGCGGTAATGGTGGAAGTGCAAGTGCAACTCTCACAGTTGATGGCATTAACTATACCATTACTGCTGGTGGTGGTCAAGGTGGTTCTTCTGGCAACGGTGGCGGTGGAGCAGGTGGGGGAGGAAATTATTCTATTCCTGCTGCTCTGTTAAATGATGATAGATTTAGTTTTGAAGTAACAGAAAATGGATCTTCTGGATCTGGTACAAGTGGTGGACAAGGTGGCGGTGCCGCAGGTGGTGCTGGTGGTGATGAAGACAGCAGCATATCATCCAGTACCAGTAGATATTTTAGCAGTAGCGATTCATTTAATCCTGCATCTGTAGTTCCTAGTGGTGGTTCTTTAACAAGCGTATATGCAGACATATCTGGTGGTGGTGGAGGTAATGGACCTGGTAATGGTCAGGCAGGTTGTGGTACAACTGGTGGTACTGGATCTCCTGGTAGAAGAGTAACTGGAACCATAGCTTCAGTAGGAAATTTAAATTTTATAATTGGTCAAAGAGGTAATCAAGGAAACAATATTTACGGTGGATCGCAGACAGAATCTACAACTTCAGGAGGCGGCGGGCGAGCTAATGGTGGTACTGGTGGCCGCGGCGCATGGGGTAACGGTGGATCTGGTGGTGGTGGCGGTGGCGCTACTTCACTTTCTGCTGGTGTCGGTAACCTAATGGGTGCTGGCGGCGGTGGAGGCGGCGGCGGTAACGGTGGTGGAAACAATGGTGGTTCTGTCACTGACCCATGCTGGACTGGTGGCGGTGGTCTTGGACCAGCACAAGGACTTTATGCATCAGCTTCTATTGGTTTCTCTAATGGTGGTGCTGGTAGTGCTTCTGGTTGTACTGCTGGTGGAGGCGGTGGAGGCGGTGCTGGTGCTGGTCCTAATGGCGGTGGTAATGGCGGTTTAGGCGGTCAAGCTGGTGCTGGTCACGTCAACACTGGTTCTGGATCGGGTGGTTATGCAGGTAGATCTGCTGTGAATAGTAATTATGTTTCTGGTTATTCTGAATCTTCTGGTTCTAGTGGTAATGGATATGTTAGTCTTACAATTAACTATACCCAACCAGTTGATAACCCAGATGGTGGTGGCGGTGGATCAGGATCTCAAGTATATTTCAAATATACAGGTGATCCTACTGCTATTGCTTGTTCAATTGGAAATGCTGGTGGTGCTGGCAGCGGCGGTGGTAACGGTGGAAGTGCTGGAACCATTACAGTATCTGTATATGAAACAATTGAAGGTGATGACAATGTAATTGGAACTACATCTCCAGCAGGAAGATATTATGAAGTTTCCAATTGGCCATCAAATACACCAAACTACTCAGGAACTCCAAAAACAGTTGGTGGTGCTATATGGCATTCTTCAAGTGCAGGAGTTAATGTAACTAGCTCAACAGGTACTAATTTTCCAACTGCATCAGCATTAAGTGCAAATAAAGCAACAAAATATGTGTTGTTTAGTGGTGGTGGAAGTAGATTCTTACAATTAGGACCATTTAACATGACAAATGTGAATAAAGCAACATTTACTGTTATTAAAGGAAATAATAATAATGGTGGTGATGCTCCTGAAGAAGGACTCTTCGTATACTATAAAACTTCAGTTGATGCAACCTCGGAAACACTATTATCACAAGTTGCTGGACCTACTGTTAGTGCAAGTGGATATGCAAATTATGAAGTTACAATTGATGATAACAATAATGTTAAAGCTAACGGAATTTATTTGATTCTTCGTCAAAATCGTCCTACAGGTACGGGAGATAATGATGCTGCAGGAACAGGAGATACTAATGATAACTGGGCATTAGCACAATTTGGATTTAACTACAATCCTGCTATAGAGCAAAACTTTGTCCCATCAGTAGATGCTACTCTTCCTAGTAATACAGGTGATTGTGGTCCTGATGATGGAATTGATCGTCTTAGAAGAACAGTTACTGCAGAAAAGAGTAATATGAGATTTACTGACGGACAATTCCAATTGTCTTCATCTACTCCAATATCTGTAACTGCTACAGCACGAGTACAAGAGACTATACCTCTGATTACAAGGTATCATAGATCAAAATACTTGATTAAAGCATTCTAGATAAATACTTCATGCACTCAAGATTATCCAAATGTCAAAAGCTTTATTGACTTTGAATGCCTTTGATAAGACGATTAATTATAAAGGTATTTCAAAAACTATTAATGATGATTATTGGGAGAGAGAAATTGCTCCCATTATCACACCTGTGTGGGATACTCCTAGGGACAGATTAGAATTATTTGTATACAAAGAGGATAAAACCTGTTTGGTGCAAAGAAATAAGTATGTAAGAAACTTTAAGACTAACAGTGGTAAGTGGGTATCTTACGAGTTTGATCCACAAGCAATTAACGATCTTGCAACAGTTGAAGATTTATTCAACAGTGTGTCAGAGAAGTTCATTGAATATAAAGAAATTGGTGAGGAAGAGTACGAAAGAGCACTTCAACAAAAGTTTAGAGCAGATGCTTCATTAAACTGGGATAAGGTGAAGTTAGTTAGAAAATTCTTATTAGATGAAAGTGATTGGACTCAAGTAGAAGATGCACCAATAACAGCAGAAGAAAAAGTTTTATATCAAAAGTATAGAACATATCTACGTGAATTGTTCAATCAAAATCAGGTAGAATTACCACATGATGTATGCTTCCCAATTACTCCTAAAGAATACTTACATAGAAAGACATTAGATATCCCAGCAGTCAATGTTGAGGCACTTGGTGATCAGGGTGTTAATGAGGAGTATTTGTTCAGTGACTTTCATTTTTGGAAACTAACATCTCCTGCTGTCAATAGTTTTGCACAAAAACTAGCACTTTATATGACAATGAAGTCTATATTAGATGAAGACTCTAAAGTATCTGGTGTAAGACCAGTCAGAAAATTCAGGCATCAAACTATAAACTTGAATCATGAAGATGATACTCTTAGAGAGAAGACTATAGATGAGGTAGGTGCATCTCATCCTAATACATCTGCAGAAGCATATATTAAAGCTTTAATAACAAGAATTGAAAACGGAGAAATCTGATGTTAGTATCAATGAACCCAGAGAGACTATATGAATTAGTCTCATACTATGCGAAAGCAGAAAACAAGTACATTCTAGTCATTGATAACACTGACTGGTGCTATCTCTCATCCGAGAAACAACAAGAGGTTTTAAACTTCTACGATGATGATATCATTGATGAGGATGAAGTACAAGAGATATTCTCAAATACATTAACATTCTATAAATTTGACACACAAACAGTTGCTATTGATACTGCACGTAGTTGGTTTCCTTTGCTAAAAGAATTAGAAGATACCGATTACTTTGTTGAAGCATATGTGGTAACACCAACAGGAGCTATTCCATATACAAACAAAGTTGCTGCTTCATGATATAATATAATTACATTTTGATGTGAAATGAGTCTACAGTATAACAGTCAGTTCTTTAGTTTTAGAAGAACTACCATTCCGAAACAATTAATGGAGGATCTAGAGAGTCATCTAGCATCTTCTAATTTAGAATTTTTTTCTGCTAGAGTAGCTGGATCAAACTCTCCTGAAGAGGATATGTCTGCATATCTCTCCGATAAAAGAAAGTGTAAAGCAGCAGTTATTGAGAATGAAGATGTCATGAAATTCATCTTCGCTCAATTTAATGAAGTAAATCCTGCTACTGATATTTGGCAATTTGATCTCTCATTCTTTGAGAACATTCAATATTTGAGATATGAGAGCTCTAAAGAAAGCTTTTCTTATAGTGAACATGATCATTTTGATTGGCATAATGATATGATGATGAGTGATGATAAAGTCAATTTAATGACACGAAAATTATCAATGACATTAATGCTCAGTCATAAAGAAGATTACACTGGTGGTGAGTTTGAATTTGCAAGTGTTCGTGCTGGTAAAATCAATACAAAAGAGATTAGTTTAGATTACGTTGATATATTAATATTTCCATCAATTATGGAGCATAGAGTAAAACCAGTTACAAGTGGTGTTAGAAATGTATTAGTAGCGTGGGCATGGGGACCAATGTTTAAATGAATGTACCAACACATCATGAACTTATGCATATGCAACTGCAAGCAATGCTAAGAGAAAACTCTTTTCCTGAGGAAGAACTCAAATATCTAGGATTTGAGGATGGAGAGCACTGGTATCTCATTGCAGGAGAGCATAGAGTACCTGTATCTCAATTGGAAGGAATTGATCCAGTTGATTAAGTGTCACATACCTCTTGACAGACTCTTATGACAGTGCCATACTACACGAGTCGTTCAAACAACCACTATGACATCACGCCCCGAAACTCTTCTGTCACGTGCAGATTACGTTGAGGATATTAAGATCCGTTGGCAGATCCACCAGTATGAGTGGAATAAACTCTGTGAGGATCTTAATCAGGCATATGAGTACCTGATCCCTTTCTTCAAGAAGTATCGTGACTATGCAGTCACTGCCTATCAAAAAGAATTTGGGACAAGTAAATAATTATCAAGGGGGTTGCAAACCCCCTTTTTTCATGCTATCATGACTCCATACACATCTGATTCATGTTTGATTCCATTTTTGCTGACGGTAGTCTCCGCGACTACATCAATAATAATTTGAATGATCCTTGGATTGGAACACCCTTTGAGGGTTATGTGTTCATGTCACCCAAACAAAAGGGTGAGTTTGGTGAACGCTTTGTGTCCAAGTATATGGAAGAGTTTTTACTCTCAGAAGTTAAACGTGCCAAGACTTCTACGGCAGGACATGATCGTGTGATTGATAGTATCCTCACAGAGATCAAGTTCGCGCTCGCTACTCGCAATAAAAAGGGTGGAGTTGTGGTTGATAAGTTCATTATTAATCATGTTTCCGTGTGTAAGGATTGGGAACGTCTTATCTTCTGCGGAATTAATCCTGATGAAAAGGATATTCGTATCTTTTATATCACTAAGCAGAACTTTGAAGAGCATCTTAAGAGCGATGATTGCTTGTTTAATGTGCAACAAGGCGGACAAAATGGTGGCAATGATGATTATATCTGCACCAATGTCGCAGCATTGTTACAGAGTGACATAGTTTCGCCAATTGTCAAGTGGTCCGCATGCCAGTTGTGAATCTGTCACACTGACCTCTGGCACCACACTCTAATGCCCTATAATTATTCCATAAGCAAGGCACCCAATGCAACTCCTCACCCCTGCCACACAGATTGATTATTTCCCTGTCGGCACTGGTAAGCGTTATGTTAAGCGTGTCATCTGGCACCCTACTGAGAATGAGTATCAAGGTTGTGTCTCATTCTCTACTCGCACCAAGTCTGATATGGTGTATGATGTAAACAACTACGTCGCTAATGGTGCTGAGATTACTGACTTCAACCTTGAACCATACTCTGGTTCTGATTACTCCCCTGTCTACTGCTGATCATGTTCACTAAAGAAGACACCGACTTCATTGATATGTTGTTTGGTAAACTCACTAGTTTGGATACAGACATGATTGATCTTCATGATTCTGATTGTTGTGATGATCATTTACAATTAGAACTACTCAATGATGGAACTACCAACTGATTTTATTCATCAACCACCCAAAGGATATACCTATGAAGTTCAATCGTTCAAGCGTAACATTTATAGTATTTGGTGTTGCAATCATGCTCAATTCGTTTACAACGATGGTGCTGTTTCAAAGACTATCTGGGGATTCTATGACTCAAAGAAGCGACAGTATCACTCACCAATCAACTCTAAGAAAGCAGGAAAGGTGATAGATATAAGTAAGACAACACCATACACTGCTATGCAGATTGTCAAACCTATGAGACCTACGATTGCTAACTTCTATGAGTAAGAAAAAAGACTACGATGGACCACTTTATGCTCCTTGGCATAAGGTAGAAGAGTTTAAAAAAACTAGACCTACATATGTTGATCATCTAACTGGAAAGACTTCGTATCCTCCAGCATTTAAGCGAGATAGTAAATTATCTGATTAACTGAAAACCTTACAATGTATGAGATTATGTCCGAGATTTATGACTTGAAAAAACAGAAACGGAAGGACGCTTTCCATATTTTTTATGAGAGCGTCCTTAAACCAGATGTAGAACTGCGTCAATATGCTCATGATGAGGAATGTTATCATGAATTGATGGAGTGGCGCAATGATATTCTAAGTTACCTTGATCAACGTCGTCAGCAAGAGTTTCAATGAACGATCTTATCCAAGACTATTGGTCATCACCATCATCTGAGCGCCCTAATCTAGGACCTGATATGACATATGATAAGCAACGTAAACTAAGAATGCAGGATGCAATTGATGATTACCTGCAAGATCCAGATGTTGATGCACGTAGGTGTTACGAAGAGATGCTTTCATGTGTAGAAGATGTAATCAAATACCATAAGAAAGAACTTAATAAAGCATCTGAATTGTACAATCTCATGCTAGGCAATAGAAGGTATGATATGAATAAACCTGCTAAACCTGCATCAGTTGGAAGTACAACAAATAATGAAGATGGTACAAAATCATATGGATATGCTGCTAGTGTAACCATGTCAGACATTTACAAATTTCAAAGAGGTAATTCATTGTAATGAAGATTAAACTTGAATTGACACCTGATCAAGTCAGGTATTTACTTGATATCATGTGGGGATGTGAACCAGAACTTAAACTTGCTTCACGTCATGGTATCAGTGATGTTTATCTTGAACGATACTTGGCATCTAGTCTACAAGTAAAGGACACTTGATGAACTGACCACTGTGGTGGCACAGGGCATGGAAACCATGTATATTAAGAGGGTCAAAGGAACGCTCTCATGACCATCCAAACCGTCAAGCACTGCTTCTACAAGATTGAGATTGACACTGTTGATGCTCCGCAGCACCCCATCGTATACTTCCGCAAGTGTGGCAAGTGTACGACTGCTAAAGGTGCTGATCGCCAGCACAACCGCATTGTGAACGAGACTGTTGATGCTTGGCGTCAATTCTCTCAGCAGATCCGTCGCTACACCATCTCTCGTGTGCCAGCTGACGTAGTGGTACAAGGCGACATCCGCACTGCCTGATCTGCCCTATAATAAGTTCATCAACACAAGACACCACATGACCACTTCCTTCGCTGACTACTGTGCAACATCTGATGCTCGTGATCAGATCGCTGCTAATGTACTTGAGTGGACTCAGATGCTCTGCCTTTCTCTTGAGCAGAACTTTGTTAACGAGTCTATCCGCCGTGCTCATTTCTTCTCTGCAAGCGGCGACAACACAGAATACTGGGAGAACCGTATTGCTGAGTACAAAGAAGGCAAAGATCTGTACAAGTTCACCATCAACACTGGTCGTAAGTACCACAAGATCATCATGATTGATACTAGTGGTTCTGAGAGTGTTCATGCATTTGTGGACAAGAAGACTGGTGAACTGTATAAAGCAGCATCATTCAAAGCACCTGCTAAGGGTGTTCGCTTTGATCTCCGCATCATCAAAGAGCGTGAGTTCGTGTTAGAGAATGCTGACTGGGCAGGTGGTTACCTGTACAAGTGATGATTGACAAATACATAATTCTCGTATACACTAAACTTGTTCACTCTTTTCCCCTTTTAAACTCATGACTGTTCCAGCATACTACATTGTAGCAGATGGCAATGCTTATGGTATAGAAGATGATGGTTATATGTTTGGCGCTCCTGTAAAGATGGATGGTACTCCCGATTGGGATTGTGCCTACGACTTTGACTTTGAGCGTGGTATGGATGAAGAAGACGCAGAATATGTTATTCATATCTGCAATTTGCTTAAGCAAGCGTTTGACCTTACAAAAGAATACAATCAGGAGGTGTTTGTAAAATGATTTACCTATCACGTTACACTAAAACAAAACCACAGCACACCGCTCCATTGATCGTCAATGACATCAAAACACTGCTGAAACCCCTCCCTAATCGTCATACACGCGGTTTGTACACAGTTCCAGTAGGAACTGACGCTGAACCCATGACGGACGAATACAGACGCTTCTGGCGCTATCAAGGACATTTTACGTTAGAATTTGTAAAGGCAATTTGCGAAATCCTCCCTAAGGATGTAGAATTTGTGTCTTATGATCACCTCAAGAACCAACTGGAACTGAACAAACTATGAACAACGTTGACGCTCTTCGTATCTCACAACAACGTGATGACATTTGTGAGTGGGCAGTCGCTCGCTTTCGTGAACTTATGGAGGGAGATCGTATTGATGATGCTCTCTGTTTTGCTGATGAATGGTTTGAGTGGTTGGATCCAAACAACTACATAAACGAGTCCACACACTTCTACAATGTAGATGAACTCCAAGAATTACATGACGGATTTGAAGAACTCTCCCCTGAATGAGCAGATAAGACTGCTGATCATGGAATACATGACAGCGGAGAATAATAAAGATCATGCTAAAGCAGAGAAGATTCATGCAGAAATCAAGCAACTCAAATCCCTTTGTGGCAAAGATTGCACTGACTGATGCTCTTGAAGAAGAGTATCAGGACTGGTTAGAGATCAAGCGTAGTCTAGGTATCAAGAGAACAATTAAAAGTTTTTTGTATTTTATCCACAACTATGGCATACCTGACAAAGAAGGAGGCAGTATGGATCTGCCGTAAGGTGATTAAAGTTTGGCATCCCGAACTACGTGGCAATACTGAAGCAAAGCAAAAGTATTGGCAATACTTCCTTGACATACTATACAAGGATGGTAGAATTGAACAAAGTGATTACGAAACATGGTTATGTCCTTTCAAATGAAGATGACTGCAGTCCTGAGTGGATTGCTATTTACAGTTGCACCCATTGCAGTTGATGCTAATGAAGATAAACTGACAAAAGGTTATTATACCTTTGACGCAATGGGTTGTATGCTCCTTAGAGAGTGTACAGAAGGTGTTAAAGAAGTACATTCACTCTTGGATATTTCATCTCAATATGAGGAACCAGAGAAATTCACACATGTGAGTCGTGAGTTTAATAATATGCTCACCTCACTCCATACTGTTGGTGTCAAAGTATTTCTTGCTGATGAGAAATACTTTCCAGTAGGACATCGTGGTGTCTATCATACTGTAAGCAACAACTTCTATCTTAATAGGAGATTCATGCATCGTCCACATGTACTCATGAGTGTAATGAGACATGAAGGATGGCATGCTGCACAAGATTGTATGGCAGGCACCATTGATAATAGTTTGATTGCTATCATCATGGATGAGGAGAAAGTTCCTATGATCTGGCAAGAGATTGCTTCTGACACATATAAAAGTATGCCTCATGCTATTCCATGGGAGAAGGAAGCAACGTGGGCAGGAAAGACTGAAGGCATGACAGAAGCAGCACTTGCATCGTGCGCTCGTGGTAAAATGTGGTATGATTATAAACCCACACCACTCACACGTCAATGGTTGGAGGAGAACGGTTATGACGTACCTAGAGATTGAACGAGATGACAACACGCAAGACCTCTACATCACGCTCCCGCAAGAGTACCTCAACCAACTCGGTTGGGAAGCAGGCACAGAAATCGTCTGGGAAATCTCAGAAGAGAGTATCACGCTCCGCAAGTACTCAGAAGAATCTGAAGAAGAATCTAGAGAAACTAACATCACAGAAGGAACAGAAGAAGACTGGGACAAGTTCTGGTACGAAAGTGAGAGCGAAGGCAAAGAGTTCCGCGAAACCCTCAGTCAAGTCTACCACTCGCCAGAACAGCAAGGATCGTGGAGTTAAACACACGCGCTCTAGTAAGAAAGAACTCTTTCCACATAACCCATTTCCGTGGAGATTAGAACCACGTACTGGTAAGTTTAACTTATCATGGTACATGTGTTTTGATCACGCGGTAGATCAAATTGAAAGACAACAACTCAAACCACGTGACTATAAATTACAGTGTTACATCAGTGTACCACTGGATGATCCACTCACTGGTTCAGTACGCATACAACGATACGTTAACAGATGATTGATGAAAGTAAGGTCATCATTACTGATGATTACATGCCACAAGAAGATTTTAATCTTATCAAAGGTTTTATCATGGGCAATGAAATGGCATGGTACTGGATTGGTAACTATGGTGGAGGATATCCACTCATGGAACATGTATTCTACTCTGAAAAGAGAGGACCAGAACTACATGTTGGTACACCAATGGTGAATACAACTGCATTTAGATATGTTGATCCATTGATTGCACGTATTAAACCAGCAGGACTAGTACGTATCCGCGCTAATTGTAATTGGCGTACGGATATTAATACCATGGAACAACGTGCATGGCACACTGATGTACCATTTGAATGTACGACTGGCATTTATTATCTACATGATAGTGATGGTTGTACTGTACTGGACAATGATGGTGATCCGTTGGAGATTGAAACTAAAGCAAATAGATTTGTTGAGTTTCCATCATCATATCAACATGCTGCAACACCATTTACCACGCCAGAACGACGTGTGTTGATTAACTTTAACTTCCATCGTGGTGATATGAGTCCAAATACGACCACTATTCAAAGTGGCATATCCAACCCCGAACACTGGTAACATGTGGTATAATATGTGAGTAACCAAACTACATGATGAAACACCGTTTATGGTTGCTAGCAAGCACATTGTGCGGCGTAGGTTTACTCTATGTTTGCACATACCAACCCCATGGTGAGATGATACAAACCATGGTGGATATTGTCCATTCATTCCCTAAAGCAAGAGAAGGAGAACAGTATTAATGACAAAACGACAATTTGTAAATTCAAAGGGTGATACATGGGAGTGGGATGAAACTCCTGACACTCAAAAGGCAATCAAACGATTGCAAATGGATATTGATGAACGTATTCGTCAACTAGAGAGTGAAGCATCTGATTATGGTGTAGGTAAGTAATGGAAAGAGCATTCATTCGTGAACGTCATCAAATTATTATTGACACATATTATGATCTCAGTATCAATGATGCATTCATGGATGAGATCAAAGATATTGAGTGGGTGAACTCATATGCAACTAATGTGAGTGCTAAGATGTCTGCTTGGTCTACCAAATCAGATAATATCACCCAGATCTATGAGTGGGTGCTCTCATTACTACATGCTACACATGATGATCTACCAGTTCATAAGTATGAATTGTATGAAGCATGGTATGCATCTTATAGTGATGGTGATAACACACGTTGTCATGATCATAAGTTTGTACCATGGTCATTTGTATACTTCATACAATCACCTGAAGGATCATCATCACTTTATTTTCCTACATCAAATAAAGAAATCAAACCAGTTGCTGGTCGTGTTGTAGTATTTCCTGGAAATGTAGAACATTACGTGCCAATTAATCATTGTGATGATAGAATAGTACTTGCTGGTAATATTAAATGAAAGCACAATTTGAAATCACACCTGATACATATGATCCCACAATTGAGTGGGGTGATAAGGTATTGTACTTTCCTAACTATTTCCCTGATCATGCTAACATCACATGGAATGATATTGTACCATTATGGCAAGCAGAGCGTAATAATGATTATCTCCGCATGCTCACTCCACCTAATGAGTTAGTCACAGAAAATCATATTGATTATGATGGTGAAACAGAAAATCCAGATCTAGCATTTCAAATTGATCGGCAAGTGATTGTGCCCACATTTGTGACACACACTCAAGATAATTTGAATGATCATGTTAGAACTATATGTGAAGAAGCATACGCTCTTAAATTACGTAATCTTCATACCTATAGTACTGTCATGGCGGAGTCTTATGTGTTTAAATCACATAAAGATCCACATTCTATCATGTTAGTACAATGTATTGGTATGACATCATATCATTTTGAAGATGGTACAATACATCAATTGAAAGAAGGTGATGGTCTATACATCCCACGTGGTATCTACCATGCACCACAAGTGTTTGGTCCACGTGTTACATTCTCATACAACTGGCATTACAGACGATGAATCATCTTACACCTGAAGAATACATGTATATTCGTACTGTACTCGCACGTACATCATCATATACTATCGCACGTGCTGAACAAATAGATCTCCCTACTGTGAATCATAAACTACTCACACGTAAAATTGATAACATTATTCAACGTATGCACCGATGATCATTAAACATCAAGAAAATGTCAATGTGATCACTGCCAAATACCCTGATCTCTCTATTAATCAACAGTTGTACACTGATGCACATACTATTGGTTGGAAAGAATTTAATGTATCAACTGTACGTGTCACTCATATGTCTGATTGGTGGGTAGAATCACCTGCTATTGATACCATCGTTGATTGGGTAGCACATACTATTCAACAAAATGTACAATACACATTAGATCACACATTCACTATTGTGTCAACATGGTTCGCTAAGTATTCAAAAGATGATTACTCACTCCCACATCATCACATCCCAACACAATACTCTTTTGTATACTATGTTAGGACACCACCTAATTCAGCACCACTCCTTCTCCCATCATCTAATACATCTATCCCAGTAGAAGAAGGACTTGTTGTTATACTACCAATGGGAACTATACATGGTGTTGACAAATGCCAAACTGATGATAGACTAGTCCTAGCAGGTAATTTCTATCTCACACCACCAGGAATGACAGTACAAATGGATGGATTCTACTCGGGGGCAACTAAATGACATACACTCCTAGAGTTAATGATAGAGTTAAATGGAGAGATGATGAGGGTTGGGTCTATTGTATTACTGATCAATACTTCACACTAGAAGTATCAACCAAACCAATGTCAGAAGAAACAGCACAACATACTAAACATAGACAACATCATTGCTTACTAGTTGTGCCCATTAATCAATACAATAATGTACAATACCTAGGACATAGACAATCACAATACGATGACACCATCACTCAAACTATTCAAACAAACAAGTGATAAACCATACGATAGACATCACTATCTACTCGTCACTAAAGACAACAAATCTATCATGTTTGATGACTATGAACAACTTAGAGCAGTCTGGTTTCAACGCTGTCACACTGGTATGCTATCACATGTCATAGTACAAGATAATGTACAATATAATACACATGTCCGCGCCAGTGATACCAAGGGTTTTAAGTAGGTTGTGGAAAACCCTGTGGAAAACTTTAAAAACATTAAATAAATGGGGGTAAGGTGCTGTGTAGATACTGTGAAGGATCTGTTAAGGTACTCTGGAGACGCTACCTTAGCCCGCAACCTACCGAAAGTCAAGTAGGAGTGTGCCAGTTCTTTTAGTGGCACAAAAACCCTCGGAAATGACTCGGAGGTGCTTTATAATAAACTCAAGAACACAGAAATCTCACTTTTTCGCTTTTTTGAGTTTTTCGGAATTCTTAAAAAGTCAAAATTTAAGATTTTTGAGTTTTTTTAACTTTTAATCTTTAACATGTTTGTGAAAACCTACGAAATCAAGGACTCTAGTGCTATTTTCTCCCTTAAATCGGAAGAAAACAGTGTATTTGTTGTGTATAACAGCAATCTAGACAAAGAATACGAGTTTAATTGTAAAAATGTACAAGAATTTGACGAAAAAGTGTCAAATACTCTGAAAAATGAAGAATCTATTGGTAAACTAGTAAATGTAAGTATTAAAGAAGGTCTAATCACCCCAACTAAATAATCATCCACTGTTGTAGTATAGTAAACACTATCTGAGTAATGAGTAAGAAGAGTTCACGCGGTTCATCTGATCACCGCGATGAGTTTATAGACGATTTTGAAGATTTTGGTTATGAAGTAAAGAATATCCGACGCCACTCAAAGAAGAAAGTAGCAAAGTTTAAACGAGAACAGGATGAACACTATGACAGTTATTAAAGTGGACCACTAGTGGTTGCATAATAGAATCTGAATGTATATTATTAAAGAGTACATTCAGATTTTCTTTTTATGTTCTTCAAACACATTTCACTTCATGAATACGACCTCACTGATAAAGGTATTAGTCAGGCATGTTATGATGAGATGAGAGGTGAGGGATATGATTTAATTTTAGCAGAAGATGAGATGCGTCATTTAGCAAACTTTAAACGTGAACAGTTTAAAGACTACATGCGCCCACTATTTGCTTAGGGGATGAACATGACACCAGCAGAATACAAAGCACATTGTGCCATGGACACTCTAAGAATTGGACAGGTTGTAACCAGCATGGACAATATTGATTTTCTCACTATTGTTTATGAGGACTATTGCACTAAGCATAGTTTACCTTATGTCTCAGCAGATGAGCAGGATCTTAATGACATGGATGAGAAACATGTCAACTGGTTGTATAATTTCAACCAGATGTGGGATCTCGCTATAAACAATTAAAGCGGCCGCGGCAACCAGTCTGACAACTGTCCACTGGTTGCTGTTTTGTTTTGACCCATCGGTTATACTATGTGCATGACATACGAAATCACCTGCCCCGCCACTGGCGACACCGAGATGACCAACGACCTAGATCGTGCCATGGACATCTGCTTTGACATGCATCAGGACCATGATGGTGCATATGCCTGCATCCGTGATGACTTCGGAAACATAGTAGGCGAATACGGCGACGTAATGGAAGCAGTCGCCAACCACTTGATGTAGTGGCACACAGGGGGTTGCAACTGCTGCCCCCATGCCCTATATTAAAAGAGTCAACAAATCACCCCCCATTTTCACCACATGCGTAAGATTGAAGCACTGATGAACCGCGCCATCCAAACTAACAAGAATTGGAGCAATGCTAACACCAGTGTTACTTACTGCCCCGAATCTGAGGAGTCTAAGGTATACCTGCACGGCAACCACATTGCCACTGTAGGTGACAATTTCCTTCAGATCTTTGATGGCGGTTGGCAATCCAACACCACCAAATCTCGTTTGAATGCACTCATCAACGAATTCTGTAACGGATTCACTGACGGCGTATTTCAGAAGAATTTTGAGTGGTTCATCACCGATAACAATGTTACTCGGGACTTTGAGAATGGTTACATATTTGCATGAATGAGCGGGGGCATATTGCCCCCTCTTTTTATCCTTACCCATACACAATTGAAACCTATTCCATCGCATTGCAATGATGAACTTTTGCCGTGGTTTGTTTTCATGTTGACAAAAAAGTTGATTGGTGGTATAACTAGTATACGCCAACCTGAGGTTTAACATGACTGCAGAAGAATGGGAAACAGAGTATCAAGAACAGTTGCAAGATGAGTTGTCAACGGGATGGCGTGATTTCATCCGTTATGATGACTGCTGCGCTGCTGTCCTTGAGATAGACTACACCACACAATCATGAACCACATCATCACCATGCTCCAGGACATTTTTGACGTGCCTAACATTGAAAGCGTACTAGTAGAAGATGAGAACGGGGAACTAGGTGTGGACCTGACCGATTTGGAAACTGTCCCATCAGAGGCGACGGGTTGGCAGTGATGCCCTATAATAGGGACACCAACAAAAAAACATGATCAACGTTTCCTGCATCTCCCCCAGCGTCTCGCAATCAGTCTGGACTCTCAAGGTCAACCCGTTCACTGGCACATGCCGTGTCCGTTGGTTCAAAACTCCTTCGGCAGAGTACACGTTTAAAACTCGTAAGCGTGATATCCTAGCACTGATGATGGCGGGTGATCGCTCGGTCGGTCAGTGGGTAAACTGGCACATGCGCCGTTGCTCTGTTGCCTGATTGCTCTATAATAAAAGCATGAACACAAACGACCAACTCCCCAAGCACATGCAGGACCGTTACGAGGTACGCGACGGGTTCATCATCTCCAAAGGATGCACCGACCCTGTGATCTTCGCCGCCATGGAATCCATCAAAGCAGACATGCTGAGAGAAACCCAAGAGCGGCAGGCAATCCGTGAGGGTCGCCTACCCGCTCCCCGTTATCAAAACTGGGGAGTCTGGAACATTTCTGACCGTCACTGATTCTACCATGATCCAAACCACTTGGGCAGTCCAACCCGCCAACTGGACAAACTTTGATCCTGAGGGTGCGATCCAATGCGCCGACATTGAGACAGCATACAAGATCTGCCAATCAGTCATCGGTGAGGGTGATCAGATGATTTGGAAGATGACCGCAGGCGACCCCATCCGATGGGTGAGGGTCTATGAAGACGAGAGCATAGATGCTGTGACGGATCAACATCTGGCACACCTCGTGTAGACCTGCGCCTCATTCCCTGTATAATAAAAGAGTAAACAAACAACACACCACATGCAAACACTTCAAACCATGATCCCTGAGCGCACTGACTATAACGGTTGGGCAAACTATGAGACTTGGAATGTTGCTCTCTGGTTGCAGAATGATGAGTGCATGTATAACATTGCTCGGAAGTATTCTGAGTATGATATGCTCATCCCACGCCTTGAACTTAACTTCGGGAAGATGACACCAGATGGCGTACGTTGGATGGATGGTGTTATTGACACTGACGAACTTGACGAGATGCTAGAAGATCTCTGATCACACAGTTAGTAACACTGGGGGCAGTTAAATTGCCCCCTTTTTGGTATATTGGGGTTGCCGAGCGGGACTCCTACCTCTTCCCTAACCTACAAAAGTATCCCAACGACCGATAAATATTATTGTAATTCGTTATGTGAAATACCGTGAAACTAAAAAATTCGCCCAAAAAAATTATGTCTGAAAACCTCGTGATTACAGAAGAGACTGTCATTGGTGATCTGAATGACCCTTTGAAGAAGGACCCCCAGTTTGTGCTCGCAGTGCATGAGCAACAGATCAATAAGATGGCAGATGTAATCCAAGAAATTGCCGAGCGCCTTGTAAGTCTAGAAGCGAAGGTAATTGAAGTAGAGAACCTCATGAGATTCCCTGATGGGGAACATCCACTAGATAAGTATCCTGAAGTATCTGGGAGACTGAACGTTGGAGAATAATTTATACGAAGAGATACTGAATAACTTTGATGCATTCTGCGACCAGTTTGAGGGCGCAGCAGCAAAAAGATTTGCAGGATTAGACAATGACTCAAGACAACCAATTGACAATACAGAAGTTAAACGATCAACTCCAAGAGCTGCTCAAGAGATTGACGACGGTGGAGCAGAGGGTATCATCGTTAGAGAACCCCCAATTGATGTACAAGCCTCCCCAGTCCCAGAGTTATCTGACTTTGGGGGAGACGTTGAATGACGTTTATAGGAAGTTAGAAGAATGCCAAACCTCGTTGGACCAGAAACAGTAGACACTTCAAGTACAGATGCAAACTGTTTGTACCCTGCAGCGCCCCTAGGAGGGACTCCATACGCCACTAAGGTGTATGCCGATGGTAAACCTATAGAGATCTACGATAACCTCTCTAAACCTGCTTCTATTGCAGGACAGAAAATTAATCCACTCATTCCTGCACCTTGTCAACCAGGTGAGAGGATCATCAGACCAACTATTAACAATACTGTCTTTTTCAACGGAAGGTTACCTGCAGTTACTGGGGACGAAGCACAGTTAGTTTTAGGAGGTACACCGAGGCCCTTGACAGGACCGTTCCAACATCCTACAATAATCATAGGTTCAAATTTAGCGAATTAATTATGGCACGAAGCAAAGTCGGACTTTCTGGCGGACTCATGATTGAGTCTGTTCCCAAGAAAACTCGTCAGGGATCTGGGCAACACACAAAGTATGCTGCCACGTCTCGGAATGGTAAGAAGAAGCGTTATCGCGGACAGGGCAAATGACCCGAGCGCCGAAACTCCGAGATTTATTGTTTATCTCACAAGATAAGGAGATGGCGATGATTCAGGAGATGATATATAAAGTGAAGATGTCTAATTGGGATATCCATCCTTCTAAGACATGTCTCTTGTGTGTCTCTCCTGATTACTCAAGTATAGTAACGCAGCACCTCTGTCACGGTTTATCCATGGATAGAGAGTGTTTTCACGTTGAATCTGTAAACGTTCCTTTTCCTGATGAAGATGTTGGGAAATATAAAGAAGCATTTATTGCTAATTTTTCGGAATGGGTATTAGATTGGGATAACTTTGTTTTATGTGAAGCAGGAGTTATTCGTGGTGGTAATTATACTTGGATAACAGAAGTGATGGAAGAATTCGCAATTCCGAATTACTATACTCTTTCACTTTGCGAAAACATTCATAGTAAATTTAAAAGCGATTTAGTAACTCATTATTATGACGACAACACGGAAGACTTACACTTCTGGTGGGAACAACCAAACAATCACTGGAGCTAAGATGGGCAATTCACGAGTTGATAAAGGACAAAGTTTTATTGATGAGGGGATGACTCTAATCACTGAAACTGATAGTGACAAGTATTTGAACATGGCGTCAAAGCGTAATCGTAATAAGAAAAAAGAAGAACTATACCCAATGCCTGAGGACCGTATGGAGAAACCATGTGGTGGTGCAGGTGGATTTGATGATTTTGTGGAGCGTTGGACTGAATGAGTTTATCAATTGATAAGAAGCAGTTTTTTCCTACTCAACTTCTAGCATTTCGTAATGATCTTAATTCTAAGAAGTTGAATAGGAAAATTGCTAACTACGTTATTGAGCAAAGTAAAAAGAATCCAAATACTAAGAGATATTCCGTAGGTGGAGAGACTGGATGGCATTCTGAATGTAATCTTCATGATCTACCCTACGATTGGTCTCAAGAACTGCGTATGATGATCCTAGGAGCGTCTAGTGCGTTTGTTGGTATTGATATTGAACAACAACCATATCATATAGAAGCATGGGCAATAAAACTAGGAAAAGGCAGTTATTCAAACTACCATAGTCATCCTGGTTTCCGTCTAAGTGGTGTTTACTATGTAAAGGTGCCGAGTGAGTGCGATGAACTCAAAGGATCAATTGCATTTCCAGACACTAGAGCAGGAGCTATGGGTACTGCTTTTGAAATGCCAACGATTAACTTTAAAGCATCTGAAGGTGAGGGTTTAGTTTTTCAGAGTTGGTTACCTCACTATGTAACTCCGCATATTGGTGATGAAGAAAGGATTAGTGTTTCATGGAATATACGTTTTGATGAGGAACCCACTAAATAACTAGTGACTCCGTAAACTCTTAATGGCAACGTCTAATCTCTCGTTTAGAGATGTCAATATCACCTTTAAGAAGCATCCTGTTACTGACGACGTAGTTGTTAGTAAGGATAATGCTGCTATTAAGCAGTCTATCATCAGTTTACTTCTTACTAACAGGGGTGAACGTCTATTCAATTCGGACTTTGGTTCGGATATTAGATCATTTTTGTTTGAACCTTTAGACTTTGGTACTGCTGCTCAAATCAAGATGGGCATTCGTAGTACTATCAAACAATACGAACCAAGAATATCAGTACAAGCCGTTGTTGTCATTCCAAACTATGACGACAACGGTTTTGATGTGGAAATGACTTATCAAATAAGAGGAACAGATGTCCCCCCTGTACAAATAGAATTCTTCCTGTCTAGGACGAGATAATGCCATATACTCAGTTAAACAATTTAGATTTCAATGAAATCAAAACTGCTCTCAAAGATTACATGAGAGCGCAAACGGATTTTACTGACTATGATTTTGAGGGGTCGGCATTAAGTCAACTTTTAGATGTATTAGCATATAACACGTACTACACGGCGTTCAATGCTAATATGGTAGTCAATGAGATGTTCCTTGACTCCGCTACTCTTAGAGACAACGTAGTAGCGTTAGCAAAGCAATTAGGGTATACACCGAAGTCAATTACCGCACCGAAAGCGGAAGTAAGTTTTAATTTAACATTTACTAGCACTGCTCCCGCGTCTGTAACGATAAAGGCGGGAACAGGGTTTGTAACTAATTATGACAGTAGTTTATATCGTTATATCTTAAAAAATGACGTTAAGGTAGAAGTATCTAATAAAATTGCGTCATTTACGGATATTCCAGTCTACGAAGGTGCATCTGTTGTAACTAGAACTAGTTTTGATACTTCTCTTAAGTCACAACGCTTTAAAATTGAAAATCCTTCGGCAGATTTGAATACACTAGTAGTAAATGTGTATCAATCCGTTGGATCCTCTGTATTCCAAGAATATAAGAGAGCTGACAGTGTTCTTGATATTGGTTCTGATGATAATGTGTATTTCATCAGTGAGATTGAAGATGAGCAGTATGAAATTTTCTTTGGAGACAATATTTTAGGTAATAGACCTGATAACGGTGAGATTGTTGAGATCTCTTATATTTCTACTAATGGACCTTCATCAAACGGTGCAAAGTCATTTACATTCAATGGTAGGATAGAAGATGAGAACAATGTTGCGATTACAGTACCATTTAATGTAAGTACGGTCACAACTGTTAGTAAATCATCTGGTGGTGCTGATATTGAGAGTATTGAGAAAATTAAATACAATGCACCTAAGTTCTACGGATCTCAAAATCGTGCAGTAACATCTAACGACTATAGTGCAATCGTTAGGAATCTATATCCATCTATTAGTGATATCATTGTATTTGGTGGAGAGGATCAAGTTCCACCAGAATACGGTAAGGTATTCATTTCAGTAAAACCAAATGAAGCAGCATCACTTTCTGCGTTAACAAAATCTGATTTAACTCAGCAACTAAGACAATATACAGTTGCATCAGTTAAACCTCAATTTATTGATCCATCTATTCTATATGTTGAGTTAGATAGTAAAATTTATTTTGATGGGACTAAGACAAACAAACTTCCTACTGAAGTAGCATCCACTGCGGCCACTGGTATTGTAGAATATTTAAAAACATCAGAAACTGAAAAGTTTAATGGTAAGTTTAGATATAGTAAGTTTATTGGTGTAATTGATGGATCAGATCATTCTATCAATTCTAATAACACTACAGTGACTCTAAGGAAGGATTTCTATGCACAGATTAATGCATCTTCCTATTATGAGGTATGTTATCAGAATCCTTTCTTAAAAGATTGCGATAATCCAGTGCTTTCTTCTACTGGTATGACAGTCTTTGAGTATCCTAATTATACCACGTATCTTGAGGATAGAGATGGCAAAATCGTCCTATATAGACTAGATTCCTTGACTGGAGAAAAAATTCTCCTTAATGATTCTATTGGTGATATTGATTATATGCACGGCGAGGTTAAATTATATAATTTCACTATCTTAAAAGGATCGTTCTCAGACAACCGAGTTGAATTGAGAGTTAAACCTGCTAATAAGGATATTGAAGTAAAACGTGAGGTATATCTAGATGTTGATATATCAAAAAGTACATTTGTAGCATACAAAGAGTAGTAGATGCTTAAGACTGCTAATAAAATCTCATTTCTAGTTGAGTCTCAGTTACCAGACTTCATTAATGAAGAGTACGAACTTTTTAGTAAGTTTGTAAGGAAGTACTATGAGCAATTAGAGTTACAGGGTCAACCTGTTGATATTATCACGAATCTTGAAACATATCGTGATATAGATTTTTATGAGAAAAATGTATTAAAGCAGTCAACTACTATTACTGGCAACCTATCCAGTAATGCAGATGTTATTAACGTAGTAGACGCTGCATCATTTCCAAAAAGTGGATATATCAAAATTGATGATGAAATTTGTTTCTATGGTAATAGAACAGAGACTTCATTCTTAGAAGTAAGTCGTGGTGTTAGTGGAAACACAACATTAGGAGATCTTTACAAATCTAGTACATTTGTAACTACTCAGTCATCTACTCATGTTAATGGGTCAACTGTACAGAATATCAGTAATTTGTTTCTGTATGCATTAGTCAAAAGTTTTGAAGATCAATACCTTGCAGATTTTCCAGAAGCGTATTTAAAAGAAGGTGTAGACAAGAGAACTCTTATTAAGAATATCTCTTCTTTTTACAGATCAAAGGGAACTGACAATTCAATCAAATTTCTATTCAAATGTTTGGTTGAAGAGGATCCAAATCCAGAAATTGCATATCCAAGAGATTTTACATTAAAATCATCTGAATCTAATTGGATTCAATCATATGCACTAAGAGTAAAGATTATTAGTGGCGAACCAAATAATTTAATTGGTAAAAGAATTGTTCAAAACGTAGAAGGTAACTATGCTTCTGCTGTTGTAGATAACGTTAAGTATAGCGGTACATACGATGGAGAGGCATTGTATGACATTATCTTAAATGAGCAAAGTGTTAATGGAACATTTGAGAAATCGTTAAAAACTGTATTGACTAGTCCAATTGTTGGATCTTTGACAGTTGGTGATAGAGTAAATGTATTCTCTACTATGGGGTGGGGAAAGAAAGGATCATTCTCTATAGGATTAGAGACATTTACGTTTGAAGAGAAAAATGTAAATCAATTTATAATTAAGACAAGATCTGGTACGGGATCTCATCAATCAGGAGAATCTGTTACTTATAACCTAGAAGTAACTTCTGATGATGTCAAATTACAAGTATTTGGAATTTTATATGGATTACAGAATGTTATTGAATCTCCATATTCAAATGTTGGTGAAAGTGTAGAAATTTCTGAATCTGGATTCCTAACAGATGATATCAGAATTAACGACACTCAAAATAATCTAAGATGGGTTGATAGCACTGGCGTTGCAGCAATTGCAGACCTTAATCCTAATGTTTCTGCCATCTTTGAAGATGGTGAAGGATATTACATTGCTTCATCAGGATTTCCATCACATGCTATTGGAACTCTTCCATCTGATGCTCAAGATCAGAAACTATTAAAGATTATTAGAAAGCATCCTATACAGACTACAGAAGTCTATAAGACATTATATCGTGATATTGGTGTTGCTGTCAATGGTATTCCATTCTTAAGTTATAAAGACGAAGAAGTAGTTAATAGTGGTGCATTACAATCTGTAGCGATTACATCTAGAGGTGCTGGTTATAATAAACCTCCATTTGTGTTAATTGATGGTGTTTCAGATTTAGCAAGAACTAAACTAGCAGGTCAAGTAGTTGAATCAGTTGTTATTGATACTCCTGGTAATTACACTGCAGTTCCTACTATAGAAATATTGTCTGGTAGGAATGCTCAGGCAAGAGCAGTTGTTACTAATGGTGAAATTACTAGTATTGTAGTTGAGAATGAAGGTGAGTACTATTCCTCAGCACCAGAAGTAAGAATTACTGATTCTGCAGGTAGAGGTAGATTTGCAACATATCGTGCAGTTGTTACTACTGCAGGAACTATTGACAGATTTGAAAAAATCAATGGTGGTAGTCTATATTCTCAAGAAAATGTACAGGTAGACATTATTGCGGTAGGATCTGGTGCTACTGGAACCGCATCTATTAGACAATGGAGAAAAGATAAGTTTTATAAGAATGAATCTTCTCTTGATTCTGAAAATGGTTATTTCTTCCCAAATTACGTAACTAACCGTGGTTCTGGGTATGCATACTATGCTGCACCATCAACTATTAGATCTGGTGATACTGGAGTAAATCATTCTCCTATTATTGGTTTTGCATATGATGGTAATCCAATCTATGGTCCTTTTGGACATCAAAACCCACTAGATTCTCAAAGTCTCATTGTGAGAATGACTAGTAGTTATAGTAAAAACAATGTAAGATCTGGTGGTCCATTAGTTAGTCAATACCCTATCGGAACATTTATTGATGACTATACTTTTGTTGCTGAGTATGGAAGTCTGGATCAAAACAATGGACGCTATTGCGTAACACCAGATTATCCAGAAGGAACTTATGCATATTTTGTAACTTTAGATAATCAGAATGATCCTGTATTCCCATATATTTTAGGTGATAACTATTATTCTCTACCAGTTGATTCTAATTACAATTCAGAACTTTCTCAGGATGATATTCCTAAAACTGCAAGAAGACTTAGAACATCTGGTATTACTAGAAATGGTCAGTCTGCATTAGCAAAAATTGCAGATGTAAAACGAGGTAGTATTAGTTCTGTTTCTATTACTGGTAGCACTAGTAATTTCTCTGTTGGATCTGAGTTAATTATTGATGATTCGGATACTGATGGTTTTGGAGCAAGTGCAGAAGTCTCTTCAGTAAAGGGAAGACAAGTATCTAGTATTGAATCACAAGATATTAAATCTCTGTTTATTGAGTTAAAAACAACTGCTTATTTGTTTGATGGTGATATAATCACTCAATCTAACACTGGAGCTACTGGTCAGATTGTAGGAGATGTATTTTCATCTACCAAATTTGCTTTACGTAATGTAATTGGTTCTTTTAATAGTACAGATGTACTATCTTCTAGTACAAAGGTTATTAGTCTATTCCTGAATCAAAACTCTTCATATACTAAAGGGGCTACATTAGAATTTACAGATGGTCTTGGTGCTCCAGTAGCATCTGGCGAAGTACTAGAAACCACAACAAAACAGAACACTGTAAAGATCAAAGTACTTAATGGTTCTTTTGTTCCATCAGATACATTCTTCTTGAGAAGTTCTGATTTAATCAATACTACTGGATCTAAAATATTAACAACTATAGAACTGAGTGAAGGACTAGTTATTTTTGATTTAAAAGATAATGTTGCTATTTTAAAGACAGCAGATGCTCATGGCGTTGCTGAGACTGATATTATTACTATTGATATTAATCCAGATGATGCAACAACTACTACAACATATTATGTAAGATCCCGAGTATACCAAGAAGCAGTCCTAAAAACGCCTGGTATCACTAGAGTTTTGACGGACGATGGAATTGGAAAAGTTAGTATATTAAATGGTGGCGAAGATTATACTGCTAACACATATAATGATATTGCGTTATCTGGAGGTTCTGGATCTGGAGCAAAAGCAAATGTTGTTGTCTCAGCAGAAGGTAGCGTAACATCTATTACATTAACTGATAAAGGTACTGGATATCAATTATTTGATATTTTAACTATCGGTGATACAGCTCTTAGTAAGACAGATACTACTACACCTACCGTACAGATCAATATTGATCATATTGGTCTTGCTTTATCTGAGACAGTTGTAAATCTTGACAGTAATGTAGGTATTAATCCTGGTGATAAATTACGTATTGGAAATGAAATTATTACTGTTCTTTCTAGAGTAGTTAATTCAACTACATCAATTAATGTATCTAGAGGAACTGTTCCATTAAATCATTTTAATGGTGCTTCGGTATCATCTTACAATGCTGGTTATGTTATTTCTGTGGGTACTACAGTAGGAGATGCTAATATCCTTTCTTATAATCCTAATACACAAAAAATTGTATTTACATATGATTATGGACAAACAACTAGTACAATTAATCCAATTGATTTAAGTACAGTATTTTTTGATCAAGAACAGAGACTTGCAGAGGTTGTTTCTGTAGAAGACCCTATTCGCTGTTTTGAATTTTCTTTAGATAATAACTCTTTTACAAGAAATCAATTAATTGATATTAAAGAAGGATATCGCTACATCTTTGATAGTTCCCATTCATCAATGAGTGATGTTGAGTTTGCTCTTTCACCTAGTAAGAATTTAAATCTAAAAACATTAGAGGCAATTAGAGGAAATGATACCCTTGATGTTAAATTTGGATTTGGACCAAGAATTGCTACTAACAATTATAACACAAAAGTAGAATCTCCATTTAAAAAGTATTTTTACTTTGATAGGTTAAACAATGTTAATTCTGAAGAGGCATTTATCAATGTAATTAATGATCCTTTACAGGGAGATAAGACTGCACTTTATATTACAAGTGACAGTATTGTTTATGAAACTGGTATACCTGCTACCAATGATGGAAGTGGCACAATCAATTATATTTCACGATCATTATTCTCAGTTGGAGAAATTAATGACATTAGGGTAATCAATATTGGTAATGATTATAAGAAAGTTCCTTCTGTATTAGGAATCATACCAACAAATAAAGCTACAGCAACATCCACTATTTCTAATGGTGAAGTTGTTGGAGTATCTGTAAAAACTAATGGAAGTGGATATTCCAAACCTATTGTTTATGTTGATGGAGATGCGAAATTAAAGGCGATTATAGATCAAGGTAAAATCACAGGTATTCAAATTATCAGTTCTGGTTCTGGATATACTACTGCTCCTGAAGTTAAGATTGCAGAATCTGATGTTCAGTGTCTTATTAATAGTGATGGCATTGGAGTTCCTAGAAATGTTAATGTCTTTAATCCAGGCGGATCTTTCCATGGAGATGATACTTTATCATCTACATTTAGATCTAACTATATTCTATCACTATCTAATTTTGATCCCGATTCTTTTGCGATTGGAGAGACTATCGTTCAAAGGATTAATGGTGTAGAAGTAGCAAGAGCTAGAATAACATTTTTTAGATCTGGTAGATTAAGTGTTGATAGAGTATCTGGAGTTTTTAGGAAGAATAAAGAAATTCAAGGTCTTGCTAGAAATAAAACTGCAATTTTAAAAAATATTAGTTATACTGAGTTTTCTCCTCAAATTACTACTTACTACGATAATCAAGGATATTTCCAATCTGACAGTGGAAAAGTTAGTGATCAAAACCAAAGACTCACAGATTCATTCTATTATCAAGATTATTCATATCTGGTTAAATCAAAGACTTCTATTGATACTTGGAGATCATTAATCAAGTCAACAACACATCCTGCTGGATTTAAAGTTTTTGGTGAGGTATTACTTGAAACTTCATCAAATGCTGCGATGAATAGTAATAGTACATTTACTTCTACAAGTATTGTACAAGTTTGGAATCCAGATGTAAATAAAGTCTCTGTAATCAGCACTAAGAAAAATATTACTCAAAGTATTGTTCTCATGGATACTTTGAAAGTTGAAAGAGGCGTTGGTTCTGTATCCAAAGAAACATTTAATACTTCTGAAATTATTTCTGGTGAAGTTTATCTCACAGAATCTTTTGATGGTAATTTTGGAGATAAAGGAAATCTACAAGGAAAAACGGTTTTCAATATTGTTGATGTAAATGGTAATAGCATCATACCTTATAATGAGCAGGCATTAACAATTACTCTTGATGGTATATTACAAGAACCTGGTATTGCATACACCGTAAATAACGATAAGATTACTTTTGCTGACCCACCTATCGGACCAACTACTAAAGATGGTCAATCTGTTCCTGGTGTTTTATTCTATGGAAGAAGATTCCAATTTAAGTCAGACACTCTAAATCAGAAATATCTTAAAAAGATTAAAAATATTTTCCAGCGTTCTGGTACATGGATAGACGCTGCAAATCAAATTAATCAAAATAGAAGGTTTATACAATCTGAAACTCTAGGTTATATTAAATCAAGATATACATCAATTCCATGGACTAATTTAAGTGAAAAGTGTTATCGTGACATTGGTCTCATATTAGACGCATTAGAACATGACTTAAGATTTGGTGGCAATCAGAAAACTTTATTTGCCGTTGAAAAATATTTCAATGCTGGAGTTCTTGATTATATTTCTGGAGAACTAGAGGCAACTATTGATGCATTTGATTATGCAGTACGTTTATGTAAACTGGCAGCTAGAAATTGGGATTACTCAGATCGTCAAGTATCTTGGACTCCAGGTACTAATAAAGTTACGTTATCTAATACTGACAATGTGGCAATTGGTATGAAGGTAAGTGCTGGAAGAGCATTCCCTGCAGGAACTATCATTACTGACATCATTGATAAGAGAACTATTCAGGTAAGTAATGAATCTGTAGATATAACACCAGATCCATCTGGTAATGCAGATATGTCGTTTATTTGGAGTGGATTAAATGTTGGTACTTACTTTGATGCATCAACATTAATTCATAAAAATAAATCAAGTATGATTACATCTACAATTGATGCAATCAATACAAAGTATCTTGCTCTTGCTGCTACTAACTATGATACAAAGTGTGCTAGAGATCTTGGGTTATTAGTTGATGCTGTAGTTTATAGTTTGAAGTACGGCGGCAATAGAAAAATTGTAGAATTTGCTGAAAGTTATTTTATTGATGGAGATCTTAATTTCATTAAGAATGAACTTAATGAAACAGTCTATGCACATAAGGTATTGCGTGACCTAATGATTGCTGCAATGAGAAATCAGGGTGATGTAACAGATGATAGTATTCGTATTGATTCATCATCACCAGCATGTGCTGAGGTTGCTAGTTCCATTACAACTTATATTGATATTATTGAATCTATTTTAGAAGGTGGTCCTGATAGAGTAGATACTGTTGAACAAAATGCAAACTCTACAGGATATTGGACTACGTTTATTTCGTATTCAAATTATAATATTCTTCCAGATCCTTTACTACTAACTGAATTAAAAGAATGTGAAGAAGTAGCTTCTGCATTAGATTCACTATTTGAAAATGTAAGGCAAACATTAACTACTGGTCCAGAAACTGCGTCTCTATCATATCCAGACTATATTAATGGAGAAAATACAATATTTGAATTGTATTATGAAGATGGTACACCTGTTGACACTGAAGCAAACGAAAATCTGTTTATTGCACTAAGTGGTGTATTGCAACATGATCCTGCGTACACTATTGATAGAACATCTGTACCAAACAAGGTTGTGTTTGATACTCCTCCTATTTGGGGACAAGGAGAGAATACGAAAACTGTTCAGGAACCTCTAGCAGTTGAAAAATTCTTTGCACATGGAGTAGGTAACTATCTAAGATGTGAAATTGAAAAGTCTGGTATACTAGATGGTTCTGGGGGACCATTCCTAATTTTAAATTCTAGTAATAAAAAAGTTCAAACTGTTGATGATCCTAGGTTTGCTTTTGTATTCATAGATGGTATTCTTCAGCGTGATGGTGTTTCTTATACAATCACAGGACCTGCAATTAGATTTACTAGAAAAATCTTTAGAGAAAACAATATTGAAATTATACTATTATATGGTAGAGATATTGACCAGACTGTAACTCTATTTGATTTCCAGAGAAATACTTATTATAATGAAATTAAATTAACTTGTGATGCAGGATCACCAAATAATTTTATTGATTGGGTTTCTTGGTTCAATACTTCATATGATAAATTCCAAGTTGCTTATCAAAAGGTTGGAAATGTTAAGAAGTTTATTGGTAATCTAAAATCCTATACTACAACTGATCAAACCTTAGTTATTACATTAGCTGGAAATAATCCTGATGTAGATGCTAGTAATATTTTCTTTGCAGGAGATTCTAATTTTTCGGATGAGTATGAGTTATCTGGAACTACGAATACTGTAGAAGTTGTTAGAGATTCTGATAACGACTATAGAATGCAAAGAAACTCTGGTAATTGGTTATATGGAACTCCACGTGCAGATGAGTCTTTTTATGAAAGAAAACGTCTCCTTGCTAATTTAAATGCAAAAGATGTTATTAGAATTGATGGTGAGAAAGAGTTTAGAACTATTAACGAGTTACCAAGATACACAAATCCTAAAAATTATAATGCTGGAGAGGATGTATCAAATACTTTCTTTGGTTCTGTAACTACCACTAATTACAATGGTGATGTAAGTGGTGTAGGTCTTAGTGTTACCTGTGAAATTGAAAATGGTAGCGTTTCTGCATTATTGTGGAATAAAAAGGATTTACAACTGTTATATGATGAAGGAATTATACAACCAACTACGGCATATGGTTATGACTCTCCTCCTATTTTACATTTCATTCCTGTAAATCAAGAGGGTGGAGGAGCAAGAGCGGAAGTAGTTGTATCTAATGGTCAAATTATTGATATTGTACTAACTAAAAAAGGATCTGGATATACTGAACCACCAAGAGTAGTTACTGCAAGGTCTTACGATATAATTAAAGGTACTGGTAGAAAAATTGATACATTCCATACTCTTGGAATTGGAACTCAAATTGGTCAGAGTTCTCCTGTTGCTGTAGCAACATTTATTGATAAACTCAAAGGAGTTGATTTACCAGTTGTTACTATTGATCCTTCCGTAACAATTCCATCTGGATATGATGTAACGCTAATAATTCAAAAGAGTATTGATACTGCTCCTCTGTTCAATGTCTCTCGTGAATATAGATTCTTCAATCCATTTGCAGGATCTTCTTCTATTGCGGGACCTACCACACAGGTAGATGCGGACATTATGCTTATTATTGAACCTAAATTAGTATCAGATACTATTGTAGTTTCACTTGAAATTGATATAACTGAGTATCTTGAGGTTGGATTCTCTATGTGGTCTCCAGATCTTGAGAACTTAACGTTCTTCAATAATATTAATCATTGGGAGAATAGTATATACATGGATCTTGGAGATATTGTTGCTCCAAGTGGTGATCCAGTGTCGGAAGTTCAACTTGCTGAACTAGAACCATACGAAATTACTTCTGACGGTTCTTCTTCTTCCGCGTATCCATTTAACCTAGGATACTCCTCAATTAACTATTATATGTCTCAACTAGATACTTCAGATCTACCTAATATAGGCAATCCTTCGTATCTTGCTACTGGTGAGGTAGTCTATGCAAATACAGCAAGATTCCCGTCATCAGGAACCATTTTGATTGGTGGTGAAAAGATTTCCTACACCTCTAAGATGGCGGATCGTTTTCTTAATTGCACAAGAGGCGCGGACGGGTCACCCGTTTCATCGCATACAGTAGGAGACTACTTAAGAAACGCCCTATAAATAAATATAAATAACTCGGATTCAGTCTTACTATACAGGCACTAGTGCTATGGCAGCTATTATTTCAGAAAAATTTAGAATCTTCAATGCGAAGCAATTTCTAGAATCTTTAACAGAAGGTACGAACGATGCAGATGCAGCGCGTACCCGAATGTATTTCTTCGTTGGAAGATCCTCTAAGTGGGATGCTTACCTAGAAATCTTTAATGTAAGTGGAACATTCCAAGTTGGAGAAACTGTAAGCGGTGGTGGATGGAGTGGCGTAGTTGCTGCTGTATATTCTAACAGTGTACTGCTTAACACTATCTTACCAACACCAACTACTACTCCAGCGTTTGGAACAACGGTTACTGGCGGAACTAGTGGTGCTACTGCTAAGAGTGGTGTATACAGATATGGTACGGAAGATGTACCTCCAATGCCACTAGACAACTTCTCTGAGAAGAGATCTGTATATGAAGAACTGATTGCTGCCAAGAGAGTCACTGGTCCATTTGCACGCCTTGTAGTTCCCCGTTACAACTGGAACCTTGCGCTGAATCCCAAGTTTGATATGTACCGTCCAAACTACTCCCCAACTCCAGGTGGTGGCGGAGCTATTGGTGTTGAAACTGCACTAGGATCTAGTTCACTATCTAATTCCAAGTTTTATGTAATGAACGCTACTTACGAAGTGTTCAAATGCCTATACAACGGCGAATCACCAGCAAATCCAACTGGTCAAAACGCTACTTACGAACCAAAGTCACAACCTTCTGCTGGACAAGGAACATTTGATGCTGCTACTGGGTTGTATACCGAACCATCAGGAACTGCTGGTTATATTTGGAAGCACATGTTTACACTTCCTACAGCAGACGTTCTTTCATTCCTTTCTTCTGACTTTATGCCTATTGCCTCTTCAGGTGATGCATCAAGAACTGCAGTTGAAGCACTTGCTGTTGCTGGTTCCATTAATGTATCAGTAATTCGTGATGCTGGTGTTGCACTTCCTGCATCATCTACTTTGTATACTGCTGTTCAAGGAGATGGTAACGGAGCAATTGTTAAACTAGAGACTGATGGTTCTGGAACTATTACAGGCACCGAAATGTATGCTGCTGGTAGTGGTTATACTTATGCTAACGTTATTCTTCAAACTGGAACAGTATTTACTGACACTGGTCTAACTGCAGCTGCTGGTGCATTTGCAGGAACTGCATCTATTGAGGCAGTTATTTCTCCAGAAGGTGGTCATGGTTCTCATGCAGAAGATGAGTTGTTCTCTAAGCGTGTGATGACCAATATTCGTCTTACCTATGATGAAGGTCAAGGAGACTTCCCAGTAGATAACGATTTCCGTCGCATTGGTATCATTCAAGACCCATATGAGTATGGTACTACTACTTTTGCTTCCGCAAGTACTCTACGTGGTACAAATGTACTAAAAATTAATGGTGCTACTGCTGACTATGTTTCAGATGAGGTAATTACTCAAACTGTAACTGGTGGAACTGCGAAAGGAACCGTAGTATCATGGGATGCTACTAATGGTATTCTAAAGTATTATCAATCTGCTTCTACTGACACCGATGGCGGTAAAGTTTTAGCGTTTGAATCTAATGCTTCAAATGCTGTTGTTGGTTCTACTTCCACTGCTTCTGGAACCGTAGATACTTCCCAAAATGCAGTTCTTTCCGATATCTCCTTTACAGGTGGCATGGCAGCGCCAGAATTAGAACCAAACTCTGGAGAAATCGTATACATAGAGAATAGAAGAGAGATTACTAGAGCTCCTGATCAAATTGAGGACATTAAACTAGTAATTGAATTCTGATCAGTTGATTTAGAGATCGTGCGAGATGCCCCAAAAGACTAACCTGAACGTAGCACCGTTCTACGACGATTTTGACCAGGACAAAAATTTCTACAAAGTTTTATTCCGTCCTGGGTACTCTATTCAGGCGAGGGAATTAACTCAGTTACAATCTATTTTACAAAATCAGATTGAACAGTTTGGTAAGTACGCTTTCAAACAAGGCGAACTTGTTATTCCTGGTGAGGTGGGTTTAAACACCAAACTTAATTTTGTTAAATTATCATCTGTATCAGAAATTCCTGTCAATCAAGACGGTCAAATCGTATACAAGAAATACGACGTAAGCGGTCTTAAAGATCAAACACTTAGAGGATTAACCTCTGGTGTAGTTGCAACTGTTGTGGAAGCATATACGGCGTCTGAGACTGCTTCTGATGTAATATATGTCAACTATACTAATAGTGGTGATGCAGGAAACGAAGAGACTTTTAGACAAGGTGAAACCCTAGAAGTAGTAGACGGGGTTAATGCACCTTTATTAGTTGTTGGAACTGATGGAAGTGTTCTTCCAACTAGTATTGAAGTTACCAATCCAGACACTTTTGAAACTACATCTCTAGAAAGTCCCGCTATGGGATATGCTTCTGCTGTAAAAGTAGAAGAAGGAATTTATTTTGTCAATGGTTATTTTGTTAAGAACGATTCTCAATTACTAGTCATTGATCGTTATTATAATAAACCATCTGCAAAAATTGGTTTTAAGATTACTGAAGACATCTCAACTCCTGAAGAAGATGAGTCTTTATATGATAATGCTATCGGGTCTAATAATTATACTGCTCCTGGTGCCCATAGATTACAGATTAAGTTAAATCTAGTAAATTATTCTTTATCTCAGATTACAGATAAGAATTTTATTCAACTTTTAGCAGTTCGTCTAGGATCTGTACAAAGTATTGTATCTCAAACTGATTATAACTTATTAGAGCAGACTCTTGCAAGAAGAACATATGATGAGTCTGGAGATTATGTAGTTGATAATTTCTCATTAGATGTTCGTGAATATTATCAGGAAGGTGGTAATCTAGGTGTTTATGGTCAAGATGAATTTGGTTTAGTTAATGGTCTTGAGTTACAATCAGCAAAAGAAAAGTTAGTTGCTAGTATTGGACCAGGAAAAGCATATATTAAAGGATATGAAATTGTCAATAAAGAGACAAAGTATATTACTGTTAATAAAGCAAGAGAAACTTTAAACAGAGACGATATCAGACTTAAGACTAAAGGTCTTCCTACTTACAAAGTAACTAATACATTTGGAACAATTCCATTAAATGCTGAGGGTTCTGAATTAACTGCATATCCTAATGTATTCCTTTGTAGTAATTTTAATGACGGAAGTATTGGTTTAAACAATACTGAAGATGATAATGATTCAAAACAAACTTTAAGTCGCCGCGGCCAGTTCTTTGATGTAAATTCTGGTATTAAAACCATTTATATCAATGTTGATACATTCTATGCAAATACATTCTCAACTCTATCTGATGCTAATTTTGAATCAGTTTTGGGAACTTTATGGTTTGTTCAGACTAGAACTGATATCGGAGAACCATCTGTAGTTAATTCTGTAAAATCATTAGCATTTTCAAAAGTTAATAGAATTGAAGTAAACACAAGTTCAGGTGTAACATTCCTTGAACTTACTATTACTGGAAGAAAGGATTATCTAGATTCATACTTCTTAGAGTATGATACATCTTCTGGATCAAAATACAGAGAGCTTTACTTATCTGAGAATGATGCCATTAATGGTAATACTCCTTTTGGTACAATTGTTGATTATAACGAAACGATTACCCCTGTAATTGGTCTTGCTAAACCAAGTAATTTTACATTACTTGAAAGAGGAAGTGGATTTAATGAAGATTCTGATTCTGTAATTTCTAAAGGTAGATTGGAGAATGGAAGTGCTGTATATAATACGACATTTGGGTTATCTTATTTTGACCCACAATTCTTCACTAAGATTCTTCTTGATGATGTTATTATCGCAGACGGTAGATTTGCATCTGGTAAGTATGTCTATGGTTTAGAAAGTGGTGCCTATGGAGTTGTAGAAGGTCCATCTGATGGAATGTTTACCACAAATAAAATTTTGATGGTAAAAACTCTCTTTGGTAACTTTAAGTCAGGTGAAACTATTAGAGACGAAGACAACTTCTCAGTTAGAGTTGCAAAAGATAATACAATTTCTCACTTTGTTGTTAACAATAGAGGTTCTAATTATGTTGACGGTTCAAAGTTAAGAATTGATGGAGTTGAATACGATACTTCTAAGGTAGATTTAAATATTGCTAGTGGTTCTATTATCAGTGACACAGTTTCTAATAGAGAATTATTTAATCAAGAATATGCAAAACCTCCTGTTATTACAGTAGTTCAAGGTTCTGGAGGTGGTAATCCAAATGCAGCTGTTATTACACCTATTCTTGTTAGAAATTCTGTAGTTACATACACACCACAAAATGTTAAGTCATTCTTCTGTCAGTATGGATCTGGAAATGCTAATAAATTTACTTCTGACGTAGAATTTAATAAGGAAAAATTTGCAGAAGTTACATCAATTACAGATTTCACTTTTAGTGGAGATCAAGGAAGAAAGTATATTGAGTGTAATGGATTTGGTGGAGATGCAACTAAGTTTGTTCAGCAAGGAGATTTAATTCAATTTGCTGATGAAGATTCAACGATTGTAAGAGCAATTGTACAATACTCCACAAAACCAGAAGGTGTTTCTAAGTCAAGAATTTATCTTGATAGATCTTTACCAAAAGGTGTAAGTAATGGTAGTGTTGTAAGGGTTCGTCCTTCTATTTCAAACTTTAATCAGGGAACATTACTTTATAAAACTGGTTCTAGTCAAGTAAGTTCTATTGTTGCAGATAGCGAAGATTCAAAAATTGCTTATTATCTAAGAAGAGATTTTGTTGCAACTGGAGTTGGTGGAGCGGGTGCCATTACATTTGCAGCTCAACTTCCATTCGGAACACAAAGATTCGTTTCTTTCTCTGAAAGTAATTTTCTTGTCACAATTCTAGATCCTGGCGATGCTCCAGATGTTGTAGAAGGTGATATTGTTTATATCACAGCAGATCAAGTATCAATTAAAGCTTCAACAGATTCTGCTAGTGGATTAACTTCAGGTAGTGTTACGTTGAATCTACCATCAACATATTTTGGAACTATTCCTACTGGTGGTCAATATCCAACACTAAAACTAACATCTACTTTAGAAGTAACTAAGGCAAAACCAAGATTAAAAACAGCAGTAGTCAATAAGAGAATTGTTATTGACTCTCCTGGAGATATGATAATTCCTCTCAGAGGTAGTGATTATGATTCTGAAAGTCTTACAGTTTATAGTTATGCTGATGTATACAAACTAAGATATGTTTATGAAGGTTCTTCTTCAGAACCTCCTGTTGTTGACAGAAATGGAAATCTTGTTAGTGGAATAGATGTAACTAATAGATTTACATTTGATGATGGTCAAAGAGATACTGTTTACGATCTTTCACGTATTGTTTTAAAACCAGGATTTGAATCTCCAGCTGGACAATTAGTAATTGCATTTGATTATTTTGAACATACTAAAGGAGATTTCTGTACAGTTGATTCTTATCTACATGAAGCTGGTGTAGGACAAGAAGAAATTCCATCATTCAACTCACCAACATTAGGTAAAATTTCTTTAAAAGACGTTCTTGATTATAGACCAAAGGTAGATAACGATTCTATTATTTCTGGTTTCCAAGATAATGCTTTATTATCTGCTGCCAATACTAGATCTTTCACTGGAACTGGTGGTGTTATTACAAGTACTCCTGCTCCAGATTCAAATTTAGAATTTACATTCTCATTTACTCAAACTCAATACCTTGATAGAATTGATGCTCTTTTCTTAGATAAGAAAGGACAATTTATTATCAAAGAAGGTAATTCTTCTCTTAACCCAACAAGACCTGATCTAATCAGTGATGCAGTACCTTTGTACTACATGTATGTTCCTGCATTTACTCAAAGTAGTAAAGATGTAAGAATTACTCCTGTTGACAATCGTCGTTACACAATGCGCGACATTGGCAAGTTGGAGAAACGTATTGAGCGTCTTGAATATTACACATTGTTAAGTGTTCTAGAGCAACAGGCATTAAACATGCAAATCATTGACTCTTCTGGTGTCAATAGATTTAAGAGCGGTTTCATTGTGGACAATTTTGAGACACATAAGATTGGTTCTTTAAGATCGCTTGATTACAAGTGCTCTATTGATACTCAGCAGTCTGTAATGAGACCTCAATCAAAAGAAGATTCATTCTCTTTAGTTGAAGTTAATCAAAGAAATGATCAGAGATCTATTTCTGGTTATGTTAAGAATGGTGATCGTGTTACTTTACCATTTACAGAAACAAAATTACTAGGTAATGAATCTGCTACAAAAACTATTAATCCAAATCCATTTGTTGTTCTCCAATATGTTGGTGATGCATTTATTGGACCTAATGTAGATTCTTGGTATGATACTAGTGTAGCACCATTGGTAAATGATAACAATACAAATTTATATTCAATTTTCTTAGCTAAGAATGAGTTGAGAGATGCATTCTCAAGCATTTACAATTCATATAAAGTTAATTGGTTAGGTGCTAGCAGATCATTCTTTAATATTAATTCTTTTGCAAACGTTAATAGTAATATCTCAGATTCTTCTGTAACTACTGCTTCAGTTGGAAGTTCTTCTAATATTAGTCCAGAAAATAATGAGATCGGAAAAGGTATTTCTACTAAAGGTGTAGGAAGTAATGTGGTATCTACTTCGCTATCATTCTTTGCTAGAAGCATTGTAGTTAAATTTAATATCAATAGGTTAAAACCAAATACAAATATCTCAGTCTTCATGGAAGGTAGAGATATTGCTAGATGGGTAAATCCTGATTTCAGATATACTGGTATTGCAGGTAATTCACTATCATCTTTTAATAGTCAAGTTAAGACTGATGATAATGGTAATGCTAGTGGTATTATTCTAGTTCCAGCTGGTCTTCCACCTAGAGAAAATGCAACATGGACTGGTGATATCAATACTGTTGTATATGACGAAGATGCAGATGAGATGAGATTTACAACTGGTGTAAAAACTATCAGATTTACATCCAGTGCTACTGATGCACCAAAAGATGAAGTTGATTCATATGCAGAAGTTAAGTTCTATGCAACTGGACTTCTCCCTGAAAATCCATCTTCTATTGTATCAACTACACCAGCATTCTTTAAATCAAATGAAGGAATTCAAACTACTGATAGTAATACTGAAAATCCAATTAAACCAAATCCATTAGCACAAACATTTACTGTAGAAGGATTTGATGGCGGTGTATTTGTAACCAGTGTAGATCTATTCTTCTCTAAGAAGAGTAGTACAATTCCATTGAGAGTATATCTAACTGATATTCAAAGTGGTAAACCAGGTAAAAATATTATTCCAGGAACTCAAAAGATTCTAAGTCCTGAAACTTATTTGAGAGTAGTTGCTAGTGAAACTTTAACTATTACTAGAGATGAAAAAGTAACTGGTTCTAAATCTAATGCATCTGGTCCTATTTCAAAAGTAATTGATAAGAATAATACAGAAGTTACTCCTTCAACAACAGGAGTATTTACTTTAACTAATGATCAGGTTTATACATTAGTTCTAAGTAATCATAATGGTAAATCATTCGTTCAAGATGAAAATCTTTCAATTCCATCTTTGACAGAATCTAACAATACAAATAACACAACATCAACTTTAAAAATTGCTAAAGATTCGGGAAGAGTTACTGATCTAAGAGTTAAGAACACTGGTTCTGATTATGATTCAGCAATTCTAACTATTGAAAGTCCACAACTACCAGGTGGTGGTAATTCAACTGCTACTGTAAGAGTTTCTGGTGGTAAAATTTACCACACTGAAATTGTACTTTCTGGATCTGAATATACAGAACCCCCTGCAGTTATTATTAATGGTACTGGAACTGGTAATGCTGGAGCTGAAATTGAGTCGTTTATTACAATTGACAGTCCTGCTGTTCGTATGGGTATTGCCATTGATGAAGATGGTGTAACTCAGTCAACTGTTGCAACTAATTTTAAATTTGATTATCCAATTTACTTAGAATCTGATACCGAATATTCTATAGTAGTAGAAACCGATTCAATTGATTATTTAATATGGGCATCTAAATTAGGTGAAACTGATATTGCTACTAGTACTACTGTTACTACTCAACCAGCATTAGGATCTCTATTTAAATCTCAGAATACAAATAATTGGACAGAAGATTTGTTTGAGGATGTTAAGTTCAAACTAAATCGTGCTGAGTTTGATACTAGCAGAACTGCATCTTTACTATTAACAAATAGTGACTTGGGATATGAAAAACTAGATCTAAACAGTATTGAAACTAATGCAGAATCAAATACTTCTGCTACTTCAAGTCTGTTTAAAAATAACAACTTTATTATTAAAGTAAATCATTCTGATAATGGATTTGATTCTGATAAAAAATCATATGTATTCTTCAAGAATTGTTTGGATGTTGGTGGAGTTGCTGCATCACAACTTAATAGTAGATTATATCAAGTAAGTAATACTGGTATAGATTACTATAACATTGTTTCTAGTAGCAGAGCTTCTTCAAATTCATTTGGTGGAGGAAGTTCTATTCTAGCATCATACAATAGAAAATTTGAAAAACTACATGCAATAGTTCCTTACTTATCTTTTGGATCTACTGATGTTAAGAGTTTCATTCAAACAACCAATGTCTCACCTGTAGACGATAACGTTAATACATTTACATCATATAGTCAAACTGGATATGAAAAAACATTTTTAAATGAAGATGTATTCTTTATCAATCAAAAGATGATTGCATCCAGAGTGAATGAAATTATTAATAATCTAGATAGATCTTTAACATATAAATTAGATTTCTCTAGTTCATCAACACACCTATCTCCAATTGTAGATTTATCTCGTGCTACTGTTAAGACTATTACTAATAGAGTAGAGAATGCAACTGGTTCAGAAGATAGATTTGGTAGAAGAAAGCAAATCCTAGAATTCTATCCTGTATATAATTTCATTGTTTCTGGAATTGATACTACATCAGAAGTAATTCAATCTGGTCAAACTATTGCTGGATCAACAACTAATGCTTCAGGTGAGATTATTAAAGTTGTAGGTACTGCAGTATTTGTTAAGTTAAAAACTACTAATGCATTTACTCCTGGTGAGCAAGTATCTTTCTCAAATCAAACTTTTGCTGGAACTACTACCGTAGCTCTTACAGGTGCTTCTAAAGTTGTATTCCAAATTCCTAATATAACCGTTCCACCAACATATGTAACAGCAAGAAACCCATCTGTTCTTGCACAAACATATGATAATAAAATTACTGGTAAAATTGTTTTGTGGAATCAAAAGTCTAGTGAGTTGACTTTGATTAATGATAAGCAACCACTTTCTGATGACTATACTGGTGCAATTGTTGAATCTGCAGCATTTACAAGAAACGCTTCCGTTGATGCTCAGAATGAAGATATCTTTAGAGTTGGAGATATTTTATCATATCAAGATCAACCAAGTGATGAACACAACTTTATTGAGATTTCTAGAATTACATATTCAGATGGTATTGATTATATCTCTGATAATCAATCCAAGAATAGTTCTAGTGTTGCTAAGTATATTACTAAAGAAATCGCAATTCAGAATCCAGGAACTTCCATTGACGTTAAGACTACAGTAAATGTATCTGACATTGAAAATATTAAAGTCCTTTACAGAATCAAAAAATCTTCTTCACAAGAGAATTTTGATGATGTTGAATGGGTATATTTTAATGAAACTGGATCTCCAGATGTAGAGGTAATTGCAACATCCGAAAATTCTATTAGTGGAATTTCAGAAAAGCAAGATTCGTATCAAGAACTATCTTATAGTGTTGAAAATCTCCCAGAATTTTCATCATTTGCTATTAAAATTGTTATGAAATCTAATAATCCTGCTTTTGTTCCTAAGGTACAAGATTTAAGAGCGGTAGCATCTTACTAATGAAACATATAAAAGTGAAAAACGAAGATCACCTGTATCGCGATTCTGATACAGGTGCAATCATAAATACTGACATATCATCTTTTGAAAAATATAAGAAGTCCAGAAGTAAGTTTCAAAATATGGAGCAGGAATTAGACTTTGTGAAAGGTGAGATCAGTGAAATAAAATCCTTATTGCACCAGTTGCTGAAGTCCAATGGTTCTTAGAAACGTAGCGAAAACATTTAGTCTAGAACAGCAAAGACAAGAGATTAATTTAATCGCTGCTGATCTACATAATCTTTCTCAAGTAGCTGAGACGGATCCAGTATTTGGAGCTTCACCTTCTTCAGGAATAACATCTCAAAAAATTGCTAACTGGGATTTAGCATATAGCTGGGGAAACCATGCTTTATCGGGATATGCAACAGAGACCTTTGTTATTAATGCATTAACTAATATAAACAATTGGGATACTGCGTACGGTTGGGGTGATCATAGTACTGCTGGATATCTAACAAGTAATGCAATTGAAGTTTCTGATTCAGAACCAACAACACCTTCTAATGGTGATTTATGGTGGAAGAGTGATACTGGTGTACTAAAAATTTATTATACTGATGTAGATACAAGTCAGTGGGTAGATGCTAGTCCCACCTCCGCATCTGCTACCAGTCCAAAAGTATTAACTGCAGATGTTCCACCACCAAATCCAGTTAATGGTGATTTATGGTGGAAGAGTGATACTGGTGTACTAAAAATTTGGTGGGTAGATTCTGATAGTGCTCAATGGGTTGATGCATCTCCTGCAGGTGGTCTTGGTGGAGGTGGAGGTGGAGGAACACCACCATCAATTTTACATGCTAATGTAGCAGCATTCCCTCCAGTAGGAACATCAGAAAGTATCTTTGCATATGCAGATGATACTGGATCCATGTACTATTCCAACGGTGTCAGTTGGACCAGTCAGAGATTAGTAACCACAAATGATGTTACCACATCAGACTTTGCAACCTTACTGGGTGCTACGCAATTAACATATACAATTAATGCTTTAGACCATACTGGTAGCACTACTGCAGAAAATGCTGCAAGAAAAGTAATCAGACTTAATGATTCTGGTGGTACTACAGATCAAATTGTTTTAGTCGCAGGAACTGGACTATCAATCAGTAGAACTGGAGATGAGATTGAATTAACTAATGATGTAACAAATTCTACTTACTCTATCTCTGCAGAATCTGCTACTGGTAATGCAGATTCAATATTAAGATTGACTGATAATGCTGGTGCTACTGATGATATCACATTTGCTGGTGCAGATGGATTAACAGTAGAACGAACTGATGCTAATACAATTACGTTCAGAGCACCTTCTGGTGGTAGTGGTGGAACATATACGGCAGAAGACGCTCAAGATGCTGCGTCTCAGTTATTTGTTAATGGAACTCATACTGGAATTTCTTTCACATATAATGACGCCAACAACACTATTGATGCAACCGTAACAGGTGGTGGAGGTGGAGGAACCACATACGATTTACTTGGTTCAAACACTACTAGTAATAATGCAATTTTAACATTGCGTGATGCTAACAACAATGATGATAGCATTGAATTTATAGGAAGTAACGGAACTGATATTGCTTGGGATAGTGTTAACAATAGAATTACGATCAATAGCACTGCACCTGTTCAACCTGACTGGGATGCTACATCAGGTCTCGGTGAGATTTTAAATAAACCAACAATTCCTTCAGCATATACATTACCTGTTGCTACAACATCAACTTTAGGCGGTGTCATTCCAGACGGCACTACTATTACAATAGATGCTAACGGTAATATTGCTGCAGCTGCGGGTGGATATGTTTTACCTACAGCAAGTGCTACTGTTCTGGGTGGTATTAAAATTGGTAGTGGATTGTCTATTGATGGCAACGGTGTAGTCAATGCTACAGGTGGATCAACCGTACCACAGATTCAAGATCTTACTGGAACTACAGGTTCAGTTGCTGATAATAACACCACAGAACTAAATATTACAGGTTACAAAGCCTACGCATTGTTTAAAATTACAGTTGATACTGAAGCATGGGTAAGAGTATATGTGGATGATGCATCTAGAGATGCAGATTTAACACGTAGTGAAGGTCAAGATCCTAATCCAGGCAGCGGTGTTATTGCTGAAGTAAGAACTAGTGGAGCAGAATCTATTCTAACCTCTCCTGGTATTATGGGATTTAACAATGACAATCCTAGAACAGATAACATTTATCTTTCCGTCACTAATAGAAGTGGCAATCCTACCCCAATCACAGTCACTCTAACGGCACTACAAATCGGAGAATAATTAACATGACAGTTGCAACATCAATCATTGACGTAAATAACGGTAATGCAGGTTGGACCAAAGCAAACGTCATGGATGCTTTGGAGACAGCATTTTCTCAATTAGGTCTTAATGCAGGAACAGAGCAAACTAATGTTCCTCAAGGATGCATTTCACCAAGCGGTAATTTTCATTTGTATGGTGCGGTTGATGCAGACTGGTACGATGCCAATGGTGGAGACCAAGGACCAGATTATAATTACGGTGGGGCAATAACTCAATCGTACATAGTTACTGAAGTTGGCACAGATTATAAACTTGAAAAAGTAATTAACAATAATGCTCCTTATTACGCAGGATTTGTTGATACAACAACGGATGAATTTATCTACACTCGCCATGGATTTGAAACAGGAGATGCGGTTAAATATGCAAAAGGTCAGACAGATACAAATTTCAATGTAGGAACAACTGTAACTATTGACACTTTATATTACGTAATTAAAACTAGTAGAGATCGTTTTCAGATAGCATCATCTTTAGCAAATGCTAATAATGGAACGCAAATTGATTTAGATGGCAATTCTGGTAGTTCATCAACTATTGATGTTTGGACACAAGAAGCACAGCAAGCATCTGATTATATTAATCCCACAATTACCATCTATATGGGTGATACTGTTGAATTTCAAAATGCTGCTGGAAATAGTACAAATTTAACTGCCTGTATGAATACAGATAGTTTCAATAACGATCAGAGAATTGTTTATGGAGATGCTACGTATGGTTCTTATCCAGTAGATGAAACTAGTATTAGTTATCGCCAAAACGTTACTAACATTAGTTGTGTTCCAGGAGCAAACTTAACTTGGAATACATCTAGTCGTCCTCAAACCGAAGCGGAACCTACAGTTCCCGCATCAGAATTAAATCCATCATTTACAAATGAACCTGGAGAAGATGGGACAGTAAAATATATTTACTGTAGTGAAGATACCGCTACAGCAAAAGGAGAAATTGTTTTAATTCCTGGTTTTATAAACCACAGTACTGCATATTATGGATATTGGAAATATACAGTTCCAGCATCTGGTAGTAGATCAGAACTCAAATTAAGGATTTGGAGGTATGGATACAATAATGGAAGATTGGGTAATGTAACAATCCATTCTATTGGATCTGGTTGGAATGCTCAGGAAGTATTTACAATTCCTGGTGAAGCTGTTGGATTTAATGCTACCACAGGAGATATTCGGTTTGGTGTACGTACACCAGAAACTTCTAGTAATGCATATGATGGAATAGCAGAGATTAATACAACTACTCTAGGTGCTGGTTCTACTATGTTCCAGAAAAATGAAAATTTTGCTGTATTAAAAGTAGAAAACGATTCTAGTAAAAAATATAGATATGGATATTATTGTCTTACATTGAAAGACGAGGCATCAACTAATTGGAAACTTTTCATAGGTTGTGGTAGTGGATGGGATTGGATGAATCGTGCAGGAACTGCTTCAAACGTAATTGATGGTACTAATCTTGGAGCGTTCTCTGGATATCAAGGATTAGACTGGCAAAGTAGTCAGAGTGGTCCCACTCAGAGTACTACTAACTATTGGAATGTTTCAAATAACTCAACACCTACATCATACCCATTACAAATTAGAACTTATAGAGCACAAGCTCCTCAAGATACTAATTTTTTCGTAATACAATTTTGTTCTGTCATTAATGGAATTGTTTCAGTTAATTCTACATTTACTCTTTGTGTGGGTGATGGATATGGTGCAGGTACTTTTGACTTAGATGATGTATTTTTAGGTGGTGTTGTTAGTTACGAGTCATATGGAGGTAGTGATCTTGAAATTAAAACTTATATGCCTGGATACACTTATGCTTATTATAGTAGCAGAAGTTCTCCAAATGAAGAACCAGTTAGTACTCAAAGTCAGGCACGAAGTGCTTTCTATGGATATATGAGAGGATATAATAGTGCTAATTATATGTCGGATGTTTATACTCATAATATTAAAACATCTGACACAAATGCATCTTCCGTTTACTATAGAAATAGTACATATGACAAATATAATAACAAAGGAGTAGATTCAAATGCTGATTGGTTTAAACCAATCAAAACTATTCCATTATCTCAGAAAATGATTCCGTGTCCATATTATATTCCAGATGATTTTACAATTTTACAAGTCGCAACAACACCTGGATTGATATCATTTAGACCAGGAGATACAGTTACTATTGACACAAACGAAGTGTATAAGATTATTCTTGCTTCGTATGAATCTCAACAAACTGGTTTTGATGGAATTGCTAATAATACAACAACAGGAACATTATTCTTAGCTAGGACTACCTGATGGCAGATTTTAATTTTTACGAACCAAATTGGTCTGGTATGGTAACTGGAGATATCTCCAGTGGTGAAAGTATTGATAGTATATTTGACAATAATTTAAATACTTTTATATCAGGAAATCCTGAAGTAACCTTTACCATACCAACAGGACATCCATTCAGAACTTCTATTAATAAACTTAGAATTTATGCCACTAGATATCCAAATGGTGGGGCAGGAGGAGAGTTAATTGTTAATGGAACTGCTGTTTCTAATGTAAACACAGCAACTAGATCTTGGCATGAAGTAAGTGTCAGTTCTTTGACTGATATTAAATGGACAAAAGAAGGTGGTACAGATTCTGATTTTGCTAGTAATAGTTATGTCCTAGTTTTTGCTATTGAAATTAATGATTCTGTTCTTATAAATTTACCTCAGTTAACTGGTGGAACAGTATCGGGATTTAATACAAATCAACTGGTTGGAACTACTAATACAAATTATGTAAACGTTACATATTCTAGTATCACTAGAGCTACAGGAACAGCAAAGGCACCGAGTAGTTTCAATATAGAAGAACTTGATGATGGTACAACTGGAGACCATTCTGCGGAGAGAGGATTCTTACGAGGAAGAAGACCACATAGAGGTTTGCAGTTCCCCAGAGGTTACTATAATAAATAAATCAGAAGATAGTCTGGTCTAGAGATGGCATTAAATTTCCCTTCAACAACAGGGCAACCAACTGATGGGTCGTTTACCTATACAGCGGGTGGCATTACTTGGATCTGGGATGGATTAAGTTGGAGGTCTGGTATCTCGTCTGGTGGAGAGTCTGATCCTGTATACTCATCATCCGCTGCATCAAACGTTACTAATCAAAAAATCCAAAACTGGGATGCTGCTTTCAGTTGGGGTGACCACTCCCAAGCAGGTTATGGTAGTGGAAGTGGTGGCGGATCCATGAATGAATTGGTGGATGACACCACACCACAGTTAGGAGGAGTATTAGATTGTAACGGATTCGCTATTGATTTTGGTACTAATGTAATTACAGATACAGATGTTGGTAATTATGACTTAGCATATGGTTGGGGAGATCATAGCACAGCAGGATATTTGACTAGTCTTCCTGCTATTGCAATTGGATCTTTAAGTGATGTCACTATCTCAACACCTGCTGCTGGACAAGTTCTTACGTATAATGGTAGTGCTTGGATAAACGATACTGCTGCTGCGGGACTATCAAACATCGCTGATGCAGGATATGGTGTTGATATTACTGGTAAGGCTGCTCTAACAGATGGTATTGATATTGATATTGGTGGTAGTATTAATGCAGCAGGAACT